ACCATTCAATCTTTTATTTACCTCAGCAGCTATACTACCATGTAAATTATAAAGATAATCACCAGGACAAGCCTTAGCTTTAAACCATCTGTGAACCGTCATATTCTGAATATTAACCTGTCCTATTAAGCTCTTATCAGCTTTCCACCGTAACCCATTATTGAGTTTTGGATTTCTCTTACAAATATCAACCAAAAGGTTTATAAGAGATTCAATAGCCTTACTTGATACATGATAACCGGTTTCTTTTCCACCGTCATTAGCTACCTCAATAGTAATAGCCCTTGCATCATTAGCCTTATTACTTGTACACCAACTACGATATTCCTCAGGTACAAAGCAACCAATATTACCAGCTGAATCAATACCATAATTTGAAGAAGCACCTTTTGATTTTCTGGCAAACATATTACCGAGAGCTTTGACAGTACAATTACCATCAGTAACATGTATACTAGCTGTATCTTTCGTGGTATTACATCTTGATTTATTCGGACTGATTACTATTACCGTCGCCAATGGACTGATTATCGACATCCTCATCTACCTCCACAAATTCTTCTCCATTAAAATATTCAAATTCAGTTGCTTCTTCAACTACAGGTAAAGTATTCTCAATATCAGTAATTAACATAATATCACTCCTTACTTACCATCATCAGTAGTAGTATCAGATAATAGATTACTCTCATCACTTATTATCATATCACCACTAATTACAGTACTATTACCAGCATCAGCCAATCCCTCTCCAATAATATAAGCTATAACAGTAGCACCAGCAATTATAAGTGCAGATACCTGAGCGGCTTCACTATTAGTTCCACCAAGTGCTATTATAAGCATTGTAACGAAATTAGCTATTGCTAACCATAATTTCCTACTTGTAAGTTTTCTTGCCCAATCTATTTTATTCATATTCTGCAAGTTCATACTCCTTTCTATTTGACATTGTCCAATTTCCACCATCTTTACTATTGAACATCTTATCCTTTACATCTGCAACAGTAACAGTATCTAAAGCATACCATATTGCTGAAAATGTATGCGGGTCAATATTAAATTGGTCATAAATTGTTTTACCCTGTTTATCCTTTTTGTAAGTTAATGGAGCAAGCTCCTTTATTACGTTCTTACATTTAGGACTTACTATGATTTTTCTAAATCTCTTTACCTTCCTGGTATTACTTAATCGAGATTCTGCAAACTTATTACGACATGCTCTACAGAGGAAACCTACTTGCTGATAATATTTTATAGCTTTCGGGTCTTCATTATCACACACAATCTGTTTATACATTCCCTCTGAATAATAAAAATCCAAACGAGTTCGTAATGCTTGCATTTTAGGATGTTGAGCAAATTCCATATCTGTTAAATGATTAGCATATATCTCATCCCAAATATACAATATAGAATTTTCAGTATCTACGGACATACTTACTACGGCATTGTAACTATCTTCAAAACCAAAATCGAATCCGAAATACTGGTTCTTAACTCCAAGTTTCTCAATAGCATTTTTAAATCTTGTAGCATCCTTTGCTACTACTAATTGAGGAAGTACTCTTGTACCACTAGCACCAAATCTACCCCACCTTGCTACCATATATAATGGATAGTCATAGTTTTTCAAATCTTCAAGACGCTTTAAATACTGCCAAGGTAACCAAGGGTTTACATCTGGTGTACTATGATGATAATAAATACCATTTTTGATTATGTTTTTCTTCTGATAAAACTTTTCTTCATCCATTATTACATGTTCAAATCCCTTATCATCAGTATGTACGAAGAATCTATCATATACCCAGTTCTCTCTATTGATTGGGTTACAACTCAATATAAAATGCATACTAACATTTGGGGTACGAATACGTCCAAGAAGCTCTTGGTAAGCTTCAGGTGTTACTTCTGAACACTCCTCAATCCATACTATACTTACACCATTTATGGATTTTACTTTTTCTGGGTCATCCAAACCCTTGAATAGTATTTCCGAACCATTAGGAAATTTTATTCTCAACGGGGATTTAGCTGCAAGGACTTTTGTTTTTGTTTTCTTAAACTCAAAATAGTCATTACAGAGTAAATCCATATCTTCTAATATCTCTTTAAATAGGTCATAGCAACTATCATATATAGTATCAAAGACCTGTCGGACTACTAATACTTTTCTTTTTTGTTCCAAACAAGCTAGTATCAACTTAAATGCTATATGATAACTCTTACCACTACCATATCCACCTATCAAAAGGTACTGTTCATAATCCCAGTTAAAAACGAAATCTTCAAATGCCGGACTTACTTGTTTTGTAATTTTCTTCACGCCATCTTTTCGATTTACTATATTGGCCATTTACTCATCAACGCCTTCCCAAACTTCGTCACCAGCTTCACTCCAATCTTCTTCATTATTTTCAGCTAGTTCTTTCTGTTTCTTTTCTTTTTCTTTTTCTATCTGCTCTTTACTTTTCTTCCTTAAGGTAATTTCCTTTTCCTCAGTTTCACCATTCTCAAATTCTGCTGGCTTTACACCTGTATCTTTGCTCTCATTACCAGAAGCTCTCTTAACTGTAATCTCAATACTGGAATCTTCTTCCATATCATCAGTAAGGCTTTTCTGAACATTCATATTACGCCACTTGTCTTTCTGCCTGTTGTATAACCAAGTCTGAATAGCAGTAACGTTTGGAGCATATTCTTTCTCAAGTACTTCTTTCTGAGTTTCAACTACCTTTCCATATCTCATTAAAGTAGTTACCTTTACCTCTTTGGTAGTGAAACCCAAAGCGGATTTCAATAATGCATTTTCAACTTTGTAATCTACACACTCTTTACTTTCAATCAGTGCCTGGTCAAATTCTTCAATCTCATTTCTTGCTTCCTTAAATACTTTTAGTGAGACACCAATCTTATCAGCCATTTCTTGGAAACTATAACCATCACGATACCAGCATTTTATCATAAAAATACTATTATCACGTTTGAGAAACTTTCTCATTCTTTCCATTCCGTCTTTTTCACTAAATCTATCACCAGGCTTATTAGCAGTATTTCTAATACTATATTTATTAGTTTTACTAGCCATTTCAATACTCCTTTCTATTTTATATTATATCACATAAAGAAATATTTGTCAATATTTATTTTAATAATATTTTAATACCATAAATACTAATAATACTAATTACTATAATACTTAATACTAATAATCTATATTATTATATAATACCATAATAATAAGATATTATATATTATATTATTATATAATAATATATAGGGGGTTAATAGTTATGGTTATCAGTGTAAAGTAATGTAAAATTAAATAGTTATAGTTTTATATTGTAGGTTACTATATGTTATTACAATTTTACTACTAGTTGTTGTAGGGGGGGTAGTAGTAGTTATTGCAAGTTGCTATTATATTGCAATTTTTTACTAGCATGACAGGTAGATACCAGCCGTAGGGCATAAAACTATGGGGATAACTCCTATCCCCAACTTTGAGATTCAGATAGGAAAGAGAGAGAATTTTTTTGATTTTTTCTTTTCTTTTCTCTCTCTTTCCTCTTTCATCAGATTAGATTATTTTTTCTATCTCTTTTTCAATATCTATCTCTTTTCCCCCTATCTTTTCCCATTCGGAAGAAATCTCTTCATAATCCTCCTTATCATTCCGATAAATCATCTCTCTTCCATTCTTCGGGAATTTCCATATTTCAATCCTATTGAAATTCTTCTTCGGAAAGAATATCATTCTATAATTGATATCATCTATTTTCTGAGATATTATCTTATATGATGATTTCCTGGATTGATGGAATTGAAATTCCTTTTTTCCTTTTTTCTCATCTATCCTATATGATATCTTATTCTCTCCAGATTCGATATATTTTCTCTTTTCCTTGATGATTTCCCCATTCTGATTTTTATATTCTTTCTCGATTTCCTTGATGATTCCCATCTCCTCAAATTCTTTTTCTTTTTCTTCGGAAAGATAAAGGATTCCATTCTCTAATTGATATTCCTTCTTATTCCCCCAAATATCCCCGATTGAGATTATAGATTTCCCTTTTTCCTCTTTTCTGATTTCCTCTAATTCCTTTGATGAATAAAATCTGATTTTTTCCATATCCTTTTCTCCTTTTCTCTTTTCTGATTGATTGATTGATTTTTTTTCTTATTCGGAAGAGATATTTTTTATCCCTTTCCTCTCTCCCTTTGATGATTATATTATCTCAAAATCTATCTAATAAATCAATATCAAAAATATCCAAAAAAATCATAAATTTTTTATGAATTTTTGATAATTGATTTTTCTTCGGAAAGATGATAAGATAGAATCATCAGAAGAAAGGAGATATCAATCATGAATAAATATGATAGAATATTAAAATCATTATCCGAAGAAGAAAAAGAAAAGATATATCAAGGAATCATCATCATCAATAAATATTATCATTTTTCATTATCCGAAGAAAATAAGATTGAAATATATGATTTCAAAAATGAGAGATATCTTCATCATCCATCAAATTAAGATTTTTATTTATTTTTTCTCCCGATTTATTCGGGAGATTTTTTTTTATTTATTCGGAAGATTTTTTCTCATTCATTCGGAAGAAAAGAAAAAGGATTAAAAGTCGATTTAATTTTTTTCTTCTGGAGAAATTCAAAGTTTTATTTAATGTCGATTTAATTGTCAAAAAGTCAAAAAGTTAAATCCAAAGTTAATTTGTTAAAAAGTCAAAAAGTTAAAAAGTCAAGTTGTAAAGTCAAAAAAGTCAAATTAAAAGTCAAAATAACATCGTATAATTGCTATACTAGCTACTTTATTAACTCTATTACTATTGCTACTGGTCTGGTTTGTTGTCCCGCCGCTTCCGTCCGTGTAATGTACCGGCATTGCCCCGTGGTCACCCGCCCGGCTTCCGCCGCATTGTCAATTGGCTTCCTCTCCGACATATTCTATATTGTTATATCTATATTTAACTATATCTTGCGACAATATGAAATGTCACACATCCAACTTTCTTATTTTATTAACCTTAATAAATCAGATTATTATAAGTTATTAACTATATCTTGTAAACTTTATATATAATCCTAACTTTATAATCTATATTTAACTTTTATATTTATATATCTTATTTAAACTTAATTCCTAAAACCTTTCTGGTTTTCAAAACCCTTTTGGCAAACATTATTTCCTAAAACCTTTTGGCTTTTTATTTTTGACAATTTTAATGGGCCACCTTTCGGTGACCCAAATCAGAAAAGAGACGAACCTTAGGATAATGTCATTTCATATTCTTTAGCTTAGGGGCCTTGGTAGGTCCGCTGAGGTTCGTTATTTTATTAAACCTATATTTCATTAACCCGGATATTAAAGGGGCTTTATTTAATCAACATTTGATAAACAATATATCCAAAAATCTATATGTTCCTGTAAGTGACCATTGAGAAATAAGTCCTCTAAGTCAATTAACCACCATACGAAGTTATCAAATAATTCAATATTCAGAAAGTCCTGTATATCAAAAACCATATTCCAAAATGTCATTCCCATAATCTTATGACTCCTTTCTTCACTTTTAGAAATATTGTGGTAAACCTAATACTGAAGCTAAGAAACATCTTTTCTCATTAACATATTCTTTAAAGTTCACATTTTTATATTCTCTGACTTTATAATCATTTTTATATTCTCTGACTTTATGATTGTCATTCTCATAACTTTCTTTCATCATTTCGATAACATCTTCTATTGTTTCCTCTGATGATAACATCTTCTTGATATAATAGATGTTTACCATAAAACTCTTTTCTGACTTTTTCCATTCCATGTTCATAATGTTCTCCTTTCTCTAAAGACTTTTTATTTTATATATTCAACATATTCTTCGGGAATCTCTATGGAACATTCTCCATATTCCGATGTTAATTGAACATTATATATTTTAAACATCTCTGAATAAACCCAATCTATAATATTAATGTTCTCATTTCCTTTCAAAGTTATCTCAATGTTTTCTTCCTCAAATCTGAATGTCATATCTCTTTTTAATTTCATTATTATAATGTCTTATCCTCTCTTTCTGATTTTGATTTCCTTTGATGATTAAAGAATATCAGAAAAAAGGACATTTTTCAATAGATTGTCGAAATTAAATTAACATTTAATTGACAATTTTTATTTCTTAACTTTTTATTTAACTTCCTCTATGGACTTTATTATAAACTCATCAGTTAACATTATCTCGTGCCATCTGTTTCTAACATCTGATTTTGAAGTTCCATAAACTTTTCTTCTCATTGTGTCAAATCTATAATATCTTGAATAATATGTCACGATAAATGTTTTAACTTTATTATCTCTCATATCTCTTACCTCAAATAATGTACATGAATAATTGCTACTAGCTACTTTTTATTAACCCTAATTCTTATTAACCCTCATAGGTCTGCCATGCCACAAGCAATGTGTCCAAATATTTATTATATGTTTCTACATCTTTTATTTCAACTTTATATTTATCAAAGTTACACATCATGTAGTCATATTTTTCATCATCATCTATGACATCCATAACTGAGGTATTTGTCACCACAAAATCTTCATCATTGAAGTCCTCAGGTGTCTTAGCCCATTTATAGTTAGATATGGAGTCATTACAGAATATGTATTCACCATTATCTAATTCAACTTCAATGAATTTATCATAACCATTATCATCATCTTTAACTTTTATATTTTTAATTATCATAGGGACTCCTTTATTTTCTAAAACCTTTCTGGCAACTTTTATTCCTAATAACTTATTGGCATCCGTCTTTTAGTCTTTCAAAGAATATGTCACATTCTTCATTATCGAACTCTCCGTCTGTTGTTACAAATCCAAGTTCATCAGCCAAAAGGAAACCCATTTCTATAAGTTCCTTTGCTTTCTTAATCTCTGAATCACTTATCTCTATGTCCTCACCATCTGCAACCCTACATAGGGTGTCATAACAATCTTTAAAATCTTCCAAAGTATTTTCAAACCTACAATAAGACATATTCATAATGACTTCTCCTTTCACTCAAATCCTATTTCTTGTAGTGACCTTATATCTTCTTCTTTGTTTTCTACTAAACCATCTTTTACTAACACCCCATCTATGTACCATTCAAAACCATAATCGGATATTAGAATAACCTCATTATCTCTTGTTAATCTTGTAGCTATCATATTAAACTCCTTTCTGATTTGATTTATCTATCTTTTATGATTTAATCATATCAGAAATATTAACTTATTTCAATAGATTGTCAAAATTATTTTAACCAATTTTGAATTTCTTTAGTACTTCATTTCTTCTTTTCCTCATTGTCCACTCTATATGTCTACATTCCATTCTAAGTTCTTCTTCTAAGTAGTTATATGGGACACCATCAGAAACCATTTGTTCATAGATGTTATATGACCAATCATCTTGTTCTGTATCTACATCTATATTCTCTCCTGAGTTAATTAGCAATGTCCGGTATCGGGCCATTAGCTCTTTATTTCTTTTTCTTTTATACCATTCATTAAAATGCTGCAACTCCGTCACAATATAAACCCCCGTCCTTTCTCGCCATTTCCATTAACTTCTGAAATGTGTACATCAAATCTTTAAATGTTTCATCTTCACAGTAGCCTTCCAAATCTTCATCTGTTGTTTCCTGTGTTATATCACCATCAGCGACACCTAATGCGAACCAATATTCAACCAAAAGTTCTTCATCATTAACACATCTTGCAACCTCATCCATTGCTCTAACCAATCTTGCTCTTAAATGTAAACTTCTGTTATCCATTGTTATCTCCTTTCATCTTCTGAATGACTATTTAGGATTTATCTTTATCTATCCTATAATTTAATTCTATCATTTTATTTTACTTTCGTCAATAGATTGTTAAATTTATTTTAATCAATACAACAATAATGGTATTTCTTTGTCACATATATTAGTTCATCTATAGCTAATATTTTTGTTTCTTTTGTGGGACATATATTTTCAAGTTCTGACTCATAGAATTTATATTCATCTTTGTCACTAATATACTTATGTCCGATTTCCTCTAATAAGTTATCCCAATCTTCCCATTCATCACACCTAAGACCAATACGTAATGCTTCTTTTAATTTAACAGCTTCAGCATTTGTTAATACTCTTAATTGATTCATTTTTTCACTCCTATAAACTCCATGTATTCTTTTAAGTCCTTAAACCCTTGGTTTATTTTAGGGATATTAACCATTTTATTTAATTTGTGTTTTTGGACCATATAACTATTACCTCTTCTTATGTACACCAAACAATTTCCTAAGTTATCATAACTTATACAACTTATTCTCATTTCCATTTTAACTCCTTTTGATGTACCTACCATACTTAGTATATGGAGAATAAATTATTGATTTGTCGAACACAATGTAAATCTTTCCACTCTTTCTCCTTTTTACTTCATAATCTCTGAACTCATAATCAAGTAACTCTAAGTCACCACCAATCTTAAGTTCACCATTTTCCATTTCCTTTATTTGTTCAGAAAGGCTTGTTATTATTATTTCAGGAGCACCCATTTCAATTAACTTCTCAAGTCTTTCTTTATCCATTGGAAGTTCTTTTTCAATTATTAACTCTTTTATAGTCATATTCTGTTCACCCCATTCATTTATTCTTCTATCACAATGTAAACTCTTAAATTTCTGAAGTAATATGAATGTCCTTTAGATTCAACCAAATCCATTTCAACCCTTTTATAATTTGGGTTATCTAAAATAACTTTTCTTAAAGAATCAGTAAATATTTTTTTTCCAAATTTAACAGCTTCTTCTGAAAATTCACCAACAAATATTCTTTCCATTTTTTAACTCCTTTCATCTGAAAAACTTTATTTTATTTGAGATACCATAATATTGGAAAACCAATCTCATATCTTATATTATTATAATATCATATTTTGTGACCATAATCAATATTTAGTTAATATTTATTTTAACTATTTTATTTATTGATTATATTATTGTATTATGGTTATCTCTCTTAACCATATATCCTTATATGGTCTAATTATTAATTATATAATTATTATATATATAATAGGGTATTGGCGGAAAGCTATGCATACAATTTGTTAACAAAATACACTATAGGTTGCTGGGGGAGACAACGGATACCAATACCCTATTATATTTCTCTTATTCTACTTTATCCCAGTCATCTGCTTCAGTAATGCCCTGTTCAATTTTCTTAATTGCTAAGTTAATGGCATCCCTTAAATTATACAATCCCTGTAAGTCGTTTATATGGGATGCACCTTTCAGATATACCTGAGTCTTTTTGCCATCATTTTCTTCTACTTCCATTCTTTGAGCTACAGTATATCCACCTTTAGAACATTCTGATATTATTATTGACCGGGTATCTGTTATTTTAGCTCTGCTTATTTCTGAATACTCTATTTTATTCGCCATCATTTTCCTCACTTTCTATTTCTATTTCAGACTCCATTAAAATAGTAAACTCTTTTATCTCACTACTAGCTAATGGTAATAAATTTAAGTTATCCATTTCTACATAATCTGCGAGACCATTGAATTGGATTTTACTTTCTCCGTCACCATCTATTGTAGTATTCTTTACTCTGAATATACCAAGTTTTAATATTTGAGGTTTACCAGAGGGAGAAGGAATACGAGCTTTAATACTTACATCATTATTCAGCATCTGCTGTAACTTTATGGTGTTGACCAATTCTGAGTAACCAGCAATGAATTTTATATTTACTGAACCATTAGCTGATACATTATATCCACCATTTACTACTACTGATTTTACTTTAGCTACCATTATGTTGCTTTCCTCACTTTCTCACGTTGCTTTTTTAATTTTCTTTTTATATTTATTTTCTCGCTCTTTTTCAAGTTCTTTCCTTGCTGAACTACCAGATTTGATTATCCTTTTGGGGACATCCAATTCAGAATCCATATTAACCAAATCCACTGCTTCCTCTCTATGCCCCTTGTTAGGCCCATAGGAGAGACCTAAGAAATCAGATGGGGATTTTATTGACTGATTATCAATAGGGGCCTTATTTAGGGAATCAGAGACCTCCTTAATATCTTCTGGCCGGACTAAAAGGAAGACTTCATTGGTTGAAAGGAATTGAATAGCAAAGACAGGAAGTTTATGGACTACTAAACTATTATAGATTAGGGTATCTATATCTTTCTTTACTATTCTAATTGATTGGGCATCAGTTGATTTTAATTGACATATTATTTCATCTGATTGACCATCTTCTTTTTCTATCCATGTTGAACCAGAATTGATAGTTGGTTTTAATCCTAATGACTCCATTACTTCTGCTTCATTCTTTCTATAAAATTTACCAGAACGTTTTAACTTTGCCATTGATAACTCCTTCATCCTATTTTCCTTACCTCATCAGCTATTGAGAATTGTAAAGTAGAATAATACTGCATCTCTATGCTTATTACTTCCTTAATAGCTAATAGACCAAGTCCACATACAACTGTAAGAGGAACTGAATTATTAGGGAGTTGATATACTTCTGAAAATAATCTAAATGGCATCTGTTCATGTGGTTGAGTTACTAATTCGACTCTCCATGTTACTTCATCAATTCTATAATATCTGAATATCATTTCTTTCTCACCATTAGATGTATTACATTCCATTTCATATTCAAAGTATATTATCTGTCTGCCTTCTGACTTTTTATTATGGAGAGAATTTAAGTTTATTTTCTTTTCCATTATTTTTTACTCCTTAATACCATTTGTGTTATCTCCATTAAGTATTCCTTATCTTTCTTATTTAACTTATCATACAAGTCAAATCCTGTTGAACCATCAAAATCATGGAATACATATCCATACATTGTTTCTTTAACAACTGATTTATTTTCTTTCTGAAGAACTACGAGTTGTTTAGATACTTCATCATAGTACTTATCTGATACTATATTGTTATTCAACTCATAATATGCTATGCTATATACTATTATTCTTCTTTGTAAATATTCTATCTTTGTTTTTGTGTCCCAATATCTCATTGGTAACTTATCAAAATCAACACCCATTATGTTAAGCCCTTTCTCTTTCTATTTCCTATTACTTTCATATCAATAGGTGATTTAACTCTATGGTTTACCATACAAGATGCTTTAAGGGATTTACTTAATAAGTGTTCATTACAAAGGTCACATATTCTAATGATTTGTTTTTCAGTAAAAGCTATTTCAAATATCTCTAAAGACTTATCTCTTGATTGTCCACATATTTTACATTTAGCTTCACCATCTTTACATATTCTCATTCTTATTTTGTTTTGCATATTCTAACTCCTTTATTTCTTGTTCCCTATCATAGTCATACCATTCAAGGAAATGAGAAGCAGAGACTCTCATTTTATCCTCAACGAGTTTAGCTATTCTTATTCCTAACTCTTTATCTCTGCCTCTCCATACAATAAAATGTTTCCTTTTGATAACCACCCTTACTACATAGGGATTTCCAAACTTAGAATAATTGTCTATGTTAAGATAACGCTGATACAATATCTTTAGCAGCTTCTTCTGATACATCTGTTTGGGTGATTTCAGATATTCTTTCCAAGCCAACCTTTACCAATGCCATTGCTTCTGCCAAATCTGATAAATCTGACATATTTAAAATAACACCATCAGTATCTTCATCATCTTCAGTTAGATTATTTATTTTGTCTTTTATCATATCCTCTGTTACAACTCCAGCTTCATTTTCTTTTAAGTTATTGAATCCGACAATTTCCGTTGCCATTTTATACTCCTTTGTTTTATTTATAGAATCTTACATCACCAGACTGATATAAAAATTCTAAATTCCTACTATGCCAATTATTTGTACTCTCACAACTCTCAAAATATAATGCACCATCTGAATAATCATATAATGTTTCCCACACCATATTAAATGCTTCTTCCGACTCCTCATTAGGTTCCATATACCACCAGGTTCCACCAGGTCTCACAACTGAGAATTGATATTTACCATTATTACATTCCATTATGACCTCATAAATTGTATTTGGAAAACCATCATCTTTTACTCTATTAAGTACCGTTAGCATTATCAATGACATAGTCTCTACACTTTGATTACCTGCTTCACATGTTGCTATCTTTCTTAAGTAATAGATGTCCTCATCACTAAGCTGTGGAAATTGTAACAATTCACAGTCATTACTTTCTTCTTCTACCTCTATCTCATTTTCACTTATTGTTTCTTCCTCAGTTTCCTTTGGTTCAAATTTCCGAATAACTACAAACTGGGACCTTTCCGTCCCTATATTATTACTTAATTCAATTGTAACTTCCTTTTGTACTTCCTGTACTTCTTCTACCTTATTATCATCAACCTGATGCATTCCAACCATTCCCGAAAATGTTATAAATAATATTGTAGCTATTATTTTATTCCTCACTCTCATTATCCTCACTTTCTTCATCATAGTAGAGTGAACATTCAGAACAAATGCCATATTCACAACTTTCTTCACCATGCATACATTTTCTCTTTTCTTCTTCAGTAGGTTCAAACATCTTTTCTTCTCCTTTCGTTTTTATTTTATTATATCATATTTTATGACATATTTCAATAGATAGTTAAAATAATTTATTAGGGGCTTTGGGACATCATCAAGTTTCAACCTTATGGAAACTTATCAATTTAATATCATATCACTTTGTATATCAATACTTTATTTTTATTGATACTCGGGTTGAACTATCAGATACCCCACTCTTCCTAAAATAGTCTTATTACTTTAGAATCAACATTTGAAATGGTTATTCCCTAATATAACCATTCTTCTGAAGCCACTCCTCTACATCAGCCACATACAAGATTAACTCGTCAATTCTGTGGACTCCGACGGATGGGTTACCATCCTCGTCTACTGATATAAATTTTTCCTTAGGTACTGGAAATGTATCTCCCTTACCCATCCTATTTGAAACTCTCCTTAAAATAGAAGCTATACAAACAAGGATTAAAGGTAATATTATCCACCAATCAAACTTTATATACCCCCTACCAATCCAATACATTATTATTGGTGTTACCCATATAATAAGTTTGGATAATGGGGAAAGTGAATGGTTTATTTTATTTATTATTATATTTTTTAATCTATTCATATTACTCCCAATTCCTGTCTATTAACTCACGATAGAATAACCTCTTTATCTCAATCTTATTATCTACCCTATTAAAGTAGCCATTGAGTTTACATTCACTACAATGTACATCCTCACTAAATAAGAATGATTTACTAACTTCTTTACACATATTACAATGTTCCGTTCTCGTTGCTTCCTCTGTGAGTGAAACATACAAATGAAGAGTAACAGTTGGAGATTGCTCATCTTTCTCATATTCAACATAGACGTTCTGCAATTCATCTTTACTCAATACATTTGTAGCGTACCATTTGCATGCTCTTAAATAAGCATCTTTCATATCCTTGCCTTTGAATTTAGTAGAATAAAATTCACAGCAATATTTTATTGGCTTTTCATTCATTGGTTGATACCTCCTTTCTTGCCAATAATACTTCATCCTTAGCTAACTTATCGACATGTTCATTGAAGGCATTACCAGAATGTCCTTTTATTTTTATTAACCTTATCTTTATGTCGTTACTTATACATTCATCACTACATTTTATATATTCTTTCCATAAGTCCTTATTCTTTATATCCTCACCACGAGTAGTTACCCAACCATTTGATAACCATCTGTTTATCCAGCCACCATTTACTGAATTTACTACATATGCAGAATCAGAATATAATTCATATTCCCTACAATGAGTTGTAGGATATATTTCATTTACTATTGTTTTAAGTGCTTCAACAATAGCCATTAGTTCCATTCTATTATTTGTAGTCTTTATCTCGTGACCAGATTTCTCAGTACAATCATCATTTAGTAAGAATATTACTCCCCAGCCACCAGGCCCAGGGTTATCAGAACAAGCACCATCTGTATATACCCTTATTTTCATTTTCTTATCTTTAACCTTTCTTTTTTAATTTCTGAATAAATCAGAATAGCCGTCTTAGCAAATATTTCATACATTGATATACCAAACACAAATCCTATTGTTTCTAAATTACTATCATTTACTATGTGACATCTCCAAACATCAGATTTTTTATTAACCCATATATCAGGTGTTATACTCATAACTCTTATCATATATTTGGAACACATAATTTTGATTGCTTTCTCAATAGCACTTAATGGTATATCTTCATCCTCTGAATACTTAGAAAGTGGTTTAAGTTTTCTTAACACCTTCTGAATTTTTACTTTATTTTCTTCTTCCCTATAATCGAGTTCTAATACTTCTTTAGTTGTCATATTAACCTCTTATTTTAATATAAGGGAGTGATATATTTCAACCACTCCCTTTTACTACCTTTTGACCATCGGTGGATTCATAGGAAAACTTAAATCAGCTCCGCTTCAGATTTCCCAGTCATCATCGTCATCTTCTTCGGGTTCAGGCTCAGCCTTCTTTGCTGCCTTCTTACCTTTCTTCTCCGGCTTCTTAGCGGGCTTTTCCTCTTCCTCTTCGTCCCACTCTTCATCATCAGCCTCTTCCTCAGCTGCAGCGGCCTCAGCATCTGCCTTCTTGAGCAACTCTACATAATACTTAGTAGGCTTCTTCTGCTCAGCCTTTATCTTACGAGTCTTGCACATCTTATACAGCTCAACTGCAGACTTTCCAGCGTATGCATCTGTAGCCTCTTCCTTTACTTCCTCAACCTCTTCAGGCTGCTCAGCATCCACACCATTAGGATAATACTTCTTAAAGAACTTCAGCATATCAGCAGTCTTGGTATCACCAAACTCTTCACGGCATTTCTTACGTCCCTTTACCTCACCAAGTAATGCCCACAGCTCCTTGTTTGACATATTATCATAATCGGAATCAGACTCTTCATCAGACTCATCTTCTTCCTCAGCCTTAGCTGCCTTCTTAGGTCTACCAGCCTTCTTAGCAGGTTTCTTGGGCTCCTCTTCCTCAGCTTCTTCCTCAGCTTCTTCCTCTTCGTCGTCATCTGCTTCCTCAGCATCTGCATCTTCGTCATCGGCATCATCTGCACCATCATAGAAATCCTTAATTGCCTTGTTTACCTTATTGACTGATACGTGCTCAGGAAGAAATGATGCGAATAATACAAAATCCTCACCTGCCACTGTAGCTACTCTTGTGATGATGTTAGCCAAAAGCGGGTATCTCTTACCAATGTCAATAACACTTGTGATGTCCTCGTTCTCTGCGATAATCTGTACAGCTTCTGCGATTGAATAATTTTTTGCCATTGTTTTGTTCTCCTTTTCTTTTTAATAATTTTGTTGGCAAATTTGCTCTGGTAATCTTACCAATTATATAGTTAACCATTTAGGTTTAACCCATTATTACTTTATCATATTACCACCCCCTTTGCAGCTCTTTGAATGCATCCATATATTTGTTATTAAATAATATGGGCTTTATTGAATTTAGAGTATCTTTATCCATTCCCTTAACTACGGATATTTCAATAGCTTTCTTAATATCCATTCCAGCTTTCTCAAGCTTAGTCATCATTGAGATACACCTATAAGAGAATGTAGCTCTTATGCCATTCTTATCAGCATAATCTCTAATAGCTCTGATAAAGTTTACTAACTCTAAATTTCCTCTTGCTAATTTCAATTCGACATTCTTATCATAATTGAATTTTATAAGTCCAAACCTATCAAGTGTAGCCTGGTCTAATACCATTCTTCCTGTATACAAATCATCTGCTCCACTTCCAACCGTGTTACCCGCAGCTACGAAATGTACATGGTCAAAATCCACTCTCCCAGTTGGGAACTCGAAATACCCATTAGCAATCGCTGCATTTAGGAGTACCAAAACCTCTGGTATACTAGCATCAATTTCATCAAGAAAGAACACACATTCTTCTTCATCTGTTAATGCTTTATAAAACTCAGTCTCGTGGTATCTTCCACCAGCATCTATAAACCCTGTAAGTTTATATTCCTGCTGTATTGAGTTTGAGAAGTAGAAATTCCAGCCCTTCTCTTTAGCTATTTGTTCCACCGTATGATTCTTACCTGAGCCTGCGGGACCAGCCAAATATACCGGAATATCACATTCTAAGCATGTCATTATGTTCTCATATTCTTCATGCTTAATCTTTCTTGGAACCTCAACTATTTTGGGTTCTTCAGGTTCCTTTGGTTCTTCCTTAACTTCTTCTACTTCTTCCTTGGGCGTAGTCGCTTCAAGGTCATCTGGTTCACTTTTAATAGTTTGCCATTTAATCTTAATTGACTCATCATCTTTCTTTTTAGTAGTCTCAGTAGCCTTTAATCTTACCCTGCCCTTAGTATCGTATTCCCTTTCAAGTCTTATTACCTCATAAGAATATGGGCTAAATATTATCCTCACTCCAGCTATTACTACATACATCCGAGGTGCCTCATGTGGTTGCTTTTTAGCAGCTCTATAGTAGTCATAGTTCTTTTCTGGTGTTGAATGGAAATTTATTATAAAGTGATAAATTCCTTTTGCATCACCAGGACCTATGGATAATACATCCAAATCAACTGGTCTTATTGCTGACATCTGTCATTCTCTCCTTTCGTTCTCTTTATGATAATATCATTATATCAAATTATCAGACCAACGTCAAGAGAAAGTTTGAAAAATTTTAACTTATTTTTTACCATTTCTTTTTAATGCCCTCATTAAGTTCATCTATGTTTCTTGCTTTCTCCAAATTATCACTTATAATTCTTGGAAGTATGTAATCATCTTTCCATGCCCCTTGTAATTCACTCTGTGAAGCTGGTGAACCATACCCATATTTAAAATCACTTGGTACACCCGGGTAAACTTCTATCCACCTAAAGTATAATCTTCTTAGCATTGATGTATGAGCTAATGGAAAAGACATTTTTGAAATGTTAAATCTTTCATTAGCCGATTTTATTTTTACTTTTACATAATATGTTCTTCTGTGCCTATAGCCACATCCAGTACCAAATACCACATTTAGATTGCATCTATATCCATTACTTTCAAAGTTATGTATAACCTTTAATGCCCTTGCGGAATATTCCATTATTTGTTCACTTGAAAAAGCAGCATTATAGCTTATGTCTTTATCTAAAGTTACAATCTTTTGTTTAATTGGCTTCATTACAGTAGAAACCATATTCTCTGGTTGGTTAGATAAATATAATGGAACTATTGGTTGATATCCTTGTACACCAATAACACTTCTTCTTACCTTTCCTATCTCAGTTGCTTTTACTTTCTCTTTAAAAATATGAGAAAGTTTTTCCGAACCCTCACCCCAACCATTTTTCATCAGTTCAAGTGCTTCATCTAAAGATTTTGTTCCAGTAAATCTTGTTTTCTCATTATTCTCTTTTTTAGAACTACAATCACTATCATATTTAAAAGTTTCGTTCTGTGGAGTATGTAAACAATAATCTACGAACTCTTGTATCGACTGATATTCTACTATTACATCATTACCTTTCTCGGTTACTTTCATATCAATTACCTCTCTTTCAAGATAATTCTATTATATCATATCTGATAACATTCGTCAAGAGAAAGTTAAAATTTATATTTCATTTTTTCTACCTCTACGACCATGTGGTGTATATCTTGTAACATGTCTTTTTAGTTTTATTTCCTCATATTCTTTCTTTTGTTTTTTATATTCATCACATTCACAATGACATCCAACATATCTTTTATTACAATCCTTACAACAAGTTATTGTGGATTCACCTAATACAAAATTATACATTATCTTTCTTCCTCTAACTTATTTTTATCTCCCTTAAACCAAAACAATGAAATACCAGCAGAATCAGCAGCATCGTTGTTATACATATACTTTTTACCATCTTTATAAAAGATACCATTCTTTTTCTTTGTACCTTCCATACATATTAAAATGCTATCCTCAAATCCCTTTGATATTAGCCATTCAATAGTAGGCCATTTTTCTTCGGGAACACCAAAATCATTTTTCTTTGGTTTAGAAGTTCCAATAATTTGTGCCTTCCAGCATCTTGTATCTACTGAATACGTTTTAACTCCATTCTCATTCATAACATCAGTTATAAGAGCATTTAATGCACCTATACTTTTAATATAGTTAATATTAAGAAAACCCTTGCTCATAAGTCTTATACGTTCAATAACACATACGACTTTACTAGCCTGTTTATTCATATTACTAACTATATTACTTAATTTATTTCTTAATCTTGCTCTCTTTTCTGAATTAGTATCTAAATTACCTAAATAGATACTTATAACTTTTTTCAACTCTCCGTCAGCCGTTATGCTTACACCAGTATTAGCGTATGATTGGTCAATACCAATACATATACATTTGTACTTTTTATTCATTCTACAAATCCTTTCAATACAATCTTGACAATCCATATAGATTGCTCTACCATATATCGGACAAGGAATACTCATTCAAATATTCTCCTACCTCTTTTATTATTAAATCTTTTACCATTACGAATAGCATATTCAGTATATTCTTTTGTATACTTATAACTATTTTCAAATACCTTTCTGGCTCTCATACCTGTTCCTTGAGCAAATCTTTCAGTCATTCTCATATCAGCATTTATTCCCTCAAGTCCACCATAAGGACATCCTATACATATGCCACCAGTATTATGATATACTTCATAACTATCAGAAAACTTTAATTCATATAACTTTTTATATTCCATTATGTCTTTTTCTGAAAAATTAAATAAGGGCATGTATTGGTCATACTTCTTATTTATATAATTTGCCTTTATGAATTTATTTCCCCTTTTACTTTTCATACTACCTTTAATATCCATTGAATCTGTTAATACAATATCAAATTTATTTTTAGTAGCATATTTATGTAATGGTTTCTTTATTACCTCTTTACAGCATTTATCTGATATTCTAAACTCTGGTGGATTTTCCATTATGAACTCTTTTAGATAAGCATTTTTATTTATATTATAAACTTTACTATCATATTGATTACACCACCATCTTAAAGCTCCATAGCTTCCTTTATAATATTTACTATTCATTTCAAATGTATTCTTATTACTTGGTTTATCCACAATTTCTAAATACTCATTACATAATACTTCAAATGGTTTATCTTCCCATTCAAAATCCATTTCTTGTAATCTTGCAATATTATATGATACCACCATACTTAAAAATGGTTCACCATATTTATTACAAGTATCTTTTACTATTCCACTTATATCACCAATAAGTATCTCTTGATTATATTTCTCACTTAAATATTCCATATGCTCCATATCAGCACCAAGAGTAACATCTGTATAGAAAAATATATATTCACATTTATTACCCTTATCTAACATATTACACATGTGAAATAGTATTGTACTTTCTCTCTTTCCGGTAAGCCATACCAATACTTTATTATACTCATCACTTTCAAGTATCATTTGTAAATCTTCAAAAGCATTTTGTATAATTAAATTATTTGTCTTTTGCATTTTTTCTTTTTTAAACTATCCTCTTTCTTTCTCTTTTGTACATATTTATAATATTCCTTAGTATATGAATAAGATTCAGCAAATACATATTTAGCCGCTTTATATAAATTTGGTTCCTGTGTTTTAATTACCTTTAACTGATAATTTACTCCCTCTGCACCAGCAAATGGACAAGCGACACATCCAGTCCGTTTATATCCATATTCAGTATAGCATCTACTATGACTTATATTATAAAAAATCTCATAAAGTTCTTTATCGCTATTAGTGTACCAAAATAAGGGCATGTATATATCATAACTCCTATCTTTATTTCCTGGCACCATACAATATTTATAAGACCTACTCCTAATCCCATGTTCGGCTTTTCTTATTCCAGTAATTAGTAAATCATAATTACCATCATGTATCATATTTTTAGAAGAATGCTTTTTTACCTCTTTGCAGCATCTATCTGAAATCTTAAATTTTGGTGGATTTTCAATCATAAATTCTTTCAAGTATCTAATGCTTGATATATTAAACATCTTTCCCTCATATTGATTACACCACCACTTTAATGCTCCATAAGTTCCAACATAATATTTATCATTAACTACTACATATCTTTTACCACCCTCAATCATTTCTTCAATTTGCCATTCATCATTTACCTCAGTAAGATACTCCTCACATAATTCCTCATAAGATTTATCTTCAAACTTAAAATTCATCTTTTGTAATATTTCTATCATCCCTGATGCTTGTTTTGATAAAAATGGTTGTCCATACTTTTTAGTAGCCATTATTATATTATTGGGAGCCTTATATCTTATTATATCTATTTTATACTTCTCACATAAATAATCTATTTGCTCCTTAGTAGCTCCAAACTCCAAACCAGTATCAAGCCAAATATAATCACATTTATTATTTATATCCAAACGATAAACCAAATCAAGCATTATATCACTATCAGCCCCACCAGAAACACTTACCAATACCTTTTTATATTTATCTTTATCTAAAACACTTTTACATTTAGTAAAACTATCAAGTATAATAGTATTTCCCTTTGGATATTTTAATTCTGTTAAGTCATATATCTTTTGTATCTTTTCCAATTCTTATTCCACCACCATTTATATTCCAACAAGCATTTCTTAATGCACATTGCTCACATCTCTTACATTCGGGATTCTTAGCATCCTTTGGTCTTTTTACCATTTTATGTTCTTTTATTACACGATTATAATAATAATTAATCTGTTCAGCTCTATCAATAAACTCATCAACTATTGACTGGTCAAAGTCATATATCTCAATTTTAAAATCCTGAGTATTTTTATCCTCACTTAATACAAATCCTTTATGTATACCAGTAAGATACATATACCATTGACATTGCTTCCAAGCTGATGGATGTCTACTCATATTCTGAAACTGATATGTATTAACTGATTTTATTTCACCTATCATCTTACCATCATAAAATTCAGGTATACTACAAATTATATCAGGTGTAAATCCAATTCTATATTTTTTATTAAATTGTGTTTTATCTAATTCATAATACTTTGAATAACCAGCCCTAATAAATAATCTTTGCCATTTTTCGTGGATAGCATTACCCTGTTCAAATATCCTCATAAGTCCTACTGATACTTGTTCACCCTGTAACTGTTTATATATTAAACTTAATACTTGCTGTCTTAAACAAAAATCCTTTTCACCTGTTATTAAAGCTGAAGCATGTAAACCAACTCTCTCTTGTGAATCTGCACCCCTTGTCATTACCTGTTGTACAAACTTTGTTTCTTCCTCAATATTCTTATCAAGATAAAAAGTATTATTTAATATCTTCTCAAGTTTAGTTGCATCAGAACTCTGAATCTTTGTTTTATTACCAATTGCATCCTTTTTAATTTTAGATACTATTCCCATTTTTAATCTCCTGTTGTAGTGCCCCCAGCGTCCTCACTGTCACCACTGTTATTATCTTCCCTTATATTATCCTCATACCACCCCAACTGGGCCTCTAATTCACATTTATTGATAGAGTTCATACATGTTCTACATATATGTAATTTCTCCTGCTTTATATACTGTACACCAGTTATTGTATCAACATGTGTAGCAATCATTTTATCATACAAAATATCAGTTTCATTTTTACAAACATCACATTTCTTAATTATCATCTTTTACCTCCGTAGTATGTATCATATTATATTGCTCTTCCACTTCTTTATCAGATAATTCAGCTATCTGTTTCCATAACTCACGACTAATAAGTTCAGACCTTATCCGTAAATTATTATAGATAAAATTAACCATTTCTTTTCTATCCATATTAACTCCTATTTATATTCCTCATAAGCTACTGGGGGATGTATCTCTGAATAAAATATCATCTGTCTTAAATATCCAGCATATCCCTCATACTTTGTATCATAAATATATTCTTCCAACCATTCACTGGGACTCATTTTATATTCCCTACTGAAATATTTATTCATGTGGGTATCAACTGGAAAACTTTCCAATCTATGTAGACCATATAAACATATACTTTTGGCTACCTTTTTACCAATGCCATCAAAATCCATTAAGTACTCAATTGCTTCATCAGTACTCATAAGCCTTAGCATATTTAAATCAAGCCAACCATCAATTATGCTCTCACATATATTTATTATTTTATCCTTTTTATAACCTACATCTTGTGTAGTTAATTTATCCTTATTCTTTAAGATTTGTTCAGGCGTAGGAAACTCATACCATTTAACTACTCCAATCTCAGCCATTGAATTAGCTCTTTTCTTTCCGCACTTCTCACATATACCTTTTATCATCTGTTTTGTTCTTGATATTGAAGTAGCTGTTTCCAACATTGAGAATATTATTACCTCAAATAAATCCTGTCTTAAAATATGTAAACCTTTACATCTGTTCATCTTGAACTTTATTTCATCATCAATAGTTTTATACCTATAATTTATTTCGGAATAATCATTACTCAAATCAAAGTAGTCCCACCATATCTCATAAAAATCTTCTTCGGAACAACTAAAGAATAAATTATCACCTCTTTGTTGAGCCTTAACAATTTTATCTCTCCACGGAATTATATATTTACCATCAGAGCATTTCTTCCAAGTAAATACCTGTCCTGAGTCATATATATTATCCAAATTAAAATAAGGTATATTTATTGCAAACATTAGGCACCTCCTACCACTCTTACTATACCAGCATTCTTTATCATTCTTTCACATATAGGACAAGGTTTAGCATTTATAGTTACCCAATATTTCTGATAACAATGTGATGCTGGAGCTATACATATAGTCATTGGTTGTTCTCCATATAAGTATAATGTAGAACCAATCATTTCTTTTCTTGATGCAGAAATCATAGCATTCTGTTCAGCATGTACTGATTTACAATCAGAATAATCACCAGAATTATGAGGCTTATTTAATCTCTTACATTGACCTATATCAAAGCAATTTATTTCACCTCTTGGATTACCATTATATCCAGTAGCTATTATTTCATCATCCTTAACTATAACAGCTCCGTACCTTCTTTTTAAACAAGTACTTCTCATAGCTACTGCTTTTGCTATATTAAGATAATACTCATCTTTTGATAATCTTTTATCACTTACTGGTGTCAATCCACCAAGCTGTTCAATATTATATACTTTGGTTTCTTCTTCACCAGCTTCTTTTATCTTTTTTAATATATCTTCAGTCTCACCAGGGTATCTATCAATATCTTCACTCATTCTTTTTATCCCCCAATGCTCTCTTTGCTAACTCACCAATAGTAATCATACCTAATAAGCTACATTCCATATTATTACTTTTAGATAATCTATCACTCAATACAATTAATATAATATCAACATATTCTTTATTAATACTGCCATCAATACTACCATCAAGTATGTTTATACCAAGTTCAAGTACATCCTCATCAGATAACCCTTTTACAATATTCATTAAATCATTAGTAAGTTTTGAACATACCTCTTTACTCTTCCTTTCAGCCTCTTCATAATACTTATCCCTTAAATCACAAGCCACCTTTAAACTAGTCATCATGTCATTCTTTGCTTTCTCAACTCTTTTTTCCATTTTACTTTTCTCCTTTGTTTTTATTTTAATTTTAATTGTTACTCATCTTCATCGTCTAAATCAATAGACTTAATCTTTTTACCATATTGAGCTGCTCTTAACTGAAGTATCTCTTTTCTTATATCTTTTACATCATCATGTGATACAAAACCTCTATCAAAGAAACAAGGTATTTCACATTCACCCATAGGATTTGAAACCTTTGATTTTGTAACCTTACATTTCATAATGAAACCAATTGTTTCTTCAGTAGCTGAGTTCTTTGGATTTTTATTTGGTATCTTTATCCAAGCTCTTCTTGCCACCTGAATCCTAACTGAACAACTATGCTTTAATTTTCTTCCACCCGGAGTATCAGTCTTTTCTCCAAACATCATAGCGTTCATTTTATCTCTAACCTGATTAACAAATACAACAGTTGTACCAGTTATCTCAATTATTTCTTCAATAGTTGGTAGATACTTATTTAATAGTCTTGCTGTTCCACCAATTCTCTGTTCTTCAATACTATCTTTATCTGCCGATTTTAATACTTTCTCAGCATCCTCTTTAGGAACTAAACTGGGAACAGAATCAATACCAATTAGTGGAATACCAGCCTTACCAAACTGGATTGTCTTATTCATAGCATCTTCACCATATTTAGCTCTATAAATAAGTAACTGTTTTGGTCTATTACCAAATACCTTTGCCCTCTCTGCATCAAATGTACCCTCAATAGGAATATCTAATGCCATAGCATGCATTGAAGCTAAATGATATAATAAAGTAGTCTTTCCCGAACTCTCCGGCCCATATATCTCTATAACTCTACCCTCTGGCATACCACCACCAATTATCTCATCTAAGTCCTCAATACCAGTAGACCAACGCTTAATCTTTAAATTAGCATTTTTACTACCAATACTATATATGGCTCCCTCGCCCTCTGATTTATTGATACTATTACAAAGTTTAATTATTTGCTCTTTGTTAATATTACTCATTTTATCTGCACCAATTTCCTTTTCCTTATATGATTATTATATCAAATTCATTTACATACGTCAAGAGAAAGTTTTATTTATTTTTACTTTTATATCTCTCTGCCCTTGCATATAATGCTGAGTTATATTTCTTTACTTTACTTATATATAACTTTTTATTAAAATCAAGTGCACCATATTCAAGGAGTAACTCAATTACCTTTTTATTTACTTTCTTACCCTGCATTCTATCAATGAAGTCGTCATAATCTCTAAATATACCATTTTCTTTTCTTTCAAGACAAATAGCTTTAGATGCCACTTCACCAACTCCCTTAATACCAGTCAAACCCTGTTGAATAGCATATTCACCATCAATCTTCCTTAATGAGCATTTAGGCATTGAATAATTTACATGTGGTAAGAATATTGCTGCTCCGTCGCCTACGGCACTCTCACAAAATTTACCATAATCTGCTTCATTATTAGCAAACTTTATTTTTGAATACCAGAATATATCGGGATAATGTACTTTATAATACATCTGTTCCAATGATACCAGAGCATATCCAACTGAATGACCTTCATTGAATGAATACTCATATAATTTGTGGAATAGCTCTCTTGCATCTTTATCAGATACACCAAGTTTAGCAGCACCCTGTGCAAATTGATTTTCAAACTTAGGATATTCTTCCTTAAAATATTTTAAGAATGTAGGAGTTGATACACCAGCTTTCATTTTTGTTGTAGCATGAGCTTCATCCCATGTCATACCAGCTATCTCAACACACATTCTCATTATCTGCTCCTGGTATATAATTGTACCATACGTCTTCTGTAAATACTTATCAAATGCGGGCATCCTATCTCCCTGCTCACCCATTGCCTCAGCCTCTTTATTAGCTGCATATCTCTCTGGCATTCTTTGCTTCAAAGGACCAGGTCTATTCATAGCTGTAGCTGCAACTATATCATTAAAACAGTCAGTATGAATATTAACCAATATCTGTTGTACCCCACCCTCATTCATTTGGAATACACCATTACAATCTCCACGACCAAATGCTTCAATTGTAGGTCTATCCTCTGTCATTGAAATATCAAATGTAGGAATACCAGTATATTTGTGACATTCCTTTAATTCAGACATTGTTTTAAGTCCAAGTATATCAAACTTAATACATCCTATATGCTCAATATCCTGCAAATCATAAGAAGCAAACATTCTTCCAGTCTTATTATCTATTCGAACTGCAGTATAGTCAAATATATTTGCCCCAGTAACAGCAACTCCAGCAGCATGGGTACCAATATAACGAACTTTAAGATACATCCTGCAAAAATGTTTAATAATTCCGTCGTAAGCTTCATTGTATTGATTATACCTCTTATCAGCAACTGCACCTTCTTCATCAAAATAACCCTCATCAATATATTGTTTTAAATATGCCTTTATATCAGCAATTATACCTTTATTTATTTTTGTTTCTTCTTTACCTACAGATTTATCAGTTGGTAACCCACAAACCTTTGCTAAGTCATTTACCAAATTATCAACCTTATATAAACCATAGGAACAAATCTGAGCTGATTGACCAGGATATTTCTGAAGTATATAATCAATTACTTCACCTCTTCTTGCTGTTTCAAAATCTAAGTCAATATCAGGCATCTTCTTTCGTTCTTTCATTAAGAACCTACGAAATTCCAAATCAAAATGTATACTATCAACTTCAGTAATATGTAATGCATAACATACTATTGAGTTACAAGCTGAACCTCTACCAGGTCCCACTTCAATTCCATGCGTTTTAGCCCAATTAACATAGTCCCAAACCATTAAAAAATAATCTTCAAAACCATGAAACTTAATTACATCAAGTTCTTCTTTTGCTCTCTCAATATACTTTTTATTCCATACCCCTCTATCTTTAAGCCCCTGCTTAACTTTATCCTCTAAAACTTTATATGTATCTTTTACCCCTTTCATCTTGGGTAATATCTCTTGTAGTTTATCAAGATAATTCATTTCACATTTATCTTCAATTTCATCAAGAGCTTCATACATTTCTTTAGCCAATCTCTTGGTTTCTTTTTCACCAAAATCTTCTTTATGCATTTTATAAAAACGCTTTCTCATATCATCTGGTGCAGGCATATATCTTTCAGAATAAGTTTCCTTTATATGCTCTACATCATGTCCTGCAATCTCATGCATCTTTATATAACTATCTAAGTCATCTTTTCTACCTCTATGACTATCAGATGTAAGAATACATTTAATACCAAGCTTCTTAGCTAATTTAATACTCTCAACATTTACTTTCTCCTGTACTCCCTTATCTGATATTTTATATGGTTGTATTTCCACATAAAAATCTTCTCCAAAAATACCAACCATCTTTTTAAGATAAGCTTCAGCCTGTTTCATTTTACCCTTTATAATACATTGAGCTAAATACCCAGCTACACAAGCAGTAGAACAAATCAGACCATCATGATATTTTTCAAGAAGCTCAAATGTCCATATAGGATTATAATATTTAATCTTCTCACCCTCATATTGTAATTCATTAAGATTATGAAAACCCTGCAAATTCTTAGCAATTAAAATAAGGTGATAACCTCTTTCCTTTTCTTTATGAACCGGTAAGAAATATCCCTCACATCCAAGTATTGCCTTTAATTCATATTTTTTACATGCCCTATAAGTTTGTACCAATCCATTTGTATTTCCATGATTAGTACTTGATAAAGAATTATAACCTAATTCCTTTGCTAACTTAGCTAAATCATCAGCTCTACCAAAACCATCAAAGGTAGAGTATTCATCATGTCTATGTAAATCAAACATCTTTCCACCTTAACTTCTTTCTCCAGCACTCTCTTATTTTATCTTTATCCATAAGTGCTTGGTATGCTTTAGTACTTTTAAATTTATTTATTATTTCTGTATCACCATTCTCTGAATACTTTTTCATTCTTGTAGCTATATCACTATAACTTTCTTCCTGAGTATCTATCAGTAATTTTTCTTTTATTATTATATCATAAAATTCAGGATACGTCAACCGTAAGTCATCCAAATTCATTCTATTATCAACAAATGGAATACACCCAAGTATTATGGATTCCATAAATCTCTGATAGTTAAACTCAGTTCTCATAAATGGAAGATTAACAAATGTATATCTTGAAATCATTATTTTATAATAGTATTCAGATTGAGATAATGCATCATTACCCTTTTTATATAGGTCATTTATTACAGATGCAAAACCCTTCAATGAATTACTGAATGCTCCTTTATTTGGTTTTCTTCTTGATACACAATTATTAAACTTTTTTGTTATATCCCTTAATTCTGCCCTTCCATAATTTTGCTCACTAATAACTGAAACATAATAGAAAAAATCCATATACTTATCAATTTCCTGTATATATGTATTTTTAAGTCCCCATTCAAAAAATGGCATTGAACGTCGGGGGCCTACCGTCGATTTTAAGGCCCCTATAATATGATACCTATCTTTTCCTATTATGGGACTTAAATCTACCTCTCTCGGGTCTACCTGATAATGAAAAACATTAACATCTGATTCTCCCAAACATTCAAGAAAGACCATTCTTGATAAAATATTCTTAAGCTTCTTTCTTGTACCAACATTAACAAAACCATAATCATCTTTTCTATGACATTTATTAAGTTCTGTTTTTATTATCTCAATATTATACATCTTTGGTAAGAACCTACCATATCTTCCATTAGTAATACCATCCCTTACTTGCATTCCGTATATCAATACATTATCTACACAGGATAATATTTCCATGTGTCTTTCTTTAAGTTCTTTATATCCTTTACAATACCAATTACAATCCTTTATTAAATCTGGTTCACCAACTATATATTTATATAAGTCATATTCTTCATCAAAATCAAGGAATGTAATTTTATCTCCAAGCATTTCATATAACTGAAAACTTATAGCCCTATTTATTTCCTCTCTCCTTTCATTACCAGGAATAGTTAATGGGACTACTAATAATCTTTCATTTTTCATTCTGTATCACCATATATATCATACTCTTCTGCCTCTGGCAATTTGTAATTTTCAAAAGTCGCTGCTTCAGCCATCGTTGACATGATAATGGCTGTATACTTAATAAAATCATCACGGTCATAATTATGCTTATCAGCAATTGATATAAGACCAGGTACTATTGTAGATGTCATAAAATCATTAAAATCTTTAAAAGCCTTATCATCCATTACTCCTTATCCTCACTTTCTGCTTTGTATGGTTCTGGTAAAGGCATCCATGCAACAATATCTGTTAAATAGTTTCTTTCGTTATTTATCCAATTATCATTATGCCAATTATTTATTCCGTCAAAATAACAAGCACTAACTATTAAGTCACTTCCAATTTGTTTTGTAACAGCATAACAATCTGCTACTTCGGGCAACCTCTCATTAACCGGAATCCACTGCCCCATCTTCTGCTGTGGTGTAACAGGTGGCAATTCTGCAACAAAATCTCGCAAAGATTCCATACAATAATCTTTATCACCGTCACTGTTCCATAACACAGGTATTTCATTAATCACCGCCTGTCTGCTTATAGCATCGCCACTCTGCTCCCTGTACGCTTTCAGCTCTTTTAGCCATTTGGCAAGCTGGCGATGCTCTTCGGCACATTTACTGCATGACTCTTCCTCGTTATAAAAATCCGCTGACGATATAGGTCTGTTTCTTACAGATTCTGCTCTTCGCTCATTCTTTTCTGCTACTTCTTCTGCGTGCTTAATTGCTTCGTCTAATGTCATTCTTCCACCTCCATCTCTGCTCCACAATTAGGGCAATACTTAAATTTGCTCAAATTGATAGTCTTTTTATACTTCCAAAAATTACACTCTGAACATTTATAACTCCATTCTTCTGCACCTCTTGGCATAGTTAAAATCCACCGCCCTGTCTTTTTTTCCCTGCTGATAGCATCTAAACAAGACTCTTGCTCTAAAGCTTCAATTGCTACATCTATTACTTCCTCTGACATACCATCCCATGACTTATTCTTAAATGCTTTTAATTCTTTTATTGCTTCCTCTCTTTCTTCATTAGTCATCTTTGCTCCTTTCTGACTTTACATCCCTTTCATATAAATGTAAACTTCCTGCAATATGAGTATAAGTACCAATCCCTACTCCTAATTCCATACTCATAAGAACCTGCATATTTGTAAACTGAAATACATCATAAGGAAAACCCATCCATAAATCGTTAGACCTCATATATGTAGTAAGATTTAATTTATTATCCCTTATAAAGAATTGTAAACATACAGTACAATTTACATCTTTACTCTCTTCATCAGATGCTTCCTTTATATGAATAATTGCTCTGCGAGAATTTGGATTGATTCCCAGTTCATCTTTTACAAATTCCCATTGATTAAAACCATACTTAAATCTTATACAATGACCATAATTAGAATTAACAGTTTCACCATCATCAGACATCCTATCCCAACCCTTTGTATATTTCTGTATCTCTTTCAATTCATTATTACCAGATAAATACCAAAGCATCTCTCCGATAGCATATCTCATAGGTAAATTTCTTATCTTACTTTTAAGGATATTTCGTGTAGGGTCTTTAATTACAGTTATTGCATTTAATATCTCTCCGCGAATTTCACCATCACGAGATTCATCACTCAGTTTCATAGAGCTTAATCTCTCATACCATGTTTCCCAAACCTCATCAATATTATTTCCCTCAACAATTATATTCATGTAATATTCATTATTCATACATTTATTACCTCTTCTAAAGTTTCTATAAATAATTTACTATGCATAAATATTAAATGTTCACGGAGATACTTAATTATAAGTTCTCTTTCTTCCTGGTGATATTTATAGTACATTACCCTATCAATCACTGTTCCCTTATCTCTTACTGTCAGTTCATCTTTAACCAATCCAGCGTACTTATCAATTACATCTTCACCATATTCTTCAATAAATAAAGGTAAACAACCATAATATATGCTCTCAATAATTCTTGCTGTCATAAATCCATACTTAACATATTCTTTCTTTGCTAATAGGATTGTACAAGTATTAACACAATATGTATATTCCATATCACTAGCATTTATTCTTTTATGGAAATTTATAGTCGGCCACCTTTTCTGTGAATCTCTGCCACCCTCTAACCAATTGCCATAAATATTAACTCCATGCATTTCAGTAGGTATATATTTATCAATGCACCAGTCCCTTTCATATCTATTACCAACATATACCAAATTACCATCTGTCATGGTATTCATTATATTTATGTTATTTATATACCTGAAGTCAAATGGTATCTCAACGTGCATTGCCATTTCATCACTTTCTCTTTCCCATTTGTTACCAAGTTCAAGTATAAAATAATCTACATTCTTCTTTTGTAAATCTCTTATGTGCTCTTCCGTAAGTTTATAATCTAAATCAAATATTATAAGCTTAATATTTCTTGATGCACAATAATTGATTATACAATTCTGAATGAATAAATCCGGCTGCCAATCAGCATTTGTATATCTTGCGTTAATTGCATTTCTATTGGGTATTTCCATACGCCACTCAAGAAGTATACAATCAAGATATGATATGCTCTCACTATCCCATATCCTAAATAGTTCTTCTTGTCTTACATTTCTCCAATCCTCAATACCATCATATAAGTACTTCTTCATTCTTATATATGCATTATATCTCGGATTGTCTTTTGATTCAAAAATATCAAATCCCATTCCACTGAAATACTTTTTAACTGAACTACCACCAAACTTAGTAATTGGTCTATCCCTATCCGGCATCATCTGATAAACTGTATGCCCTGCCTCCTGCAGACTATTTATTATGCTCCATGAATAAAAAGCATTACCATCTGGTGTACTTATTTCCTTACCATTCTTATCAAATTTTTCATCAGCAAGGAAGCCCCAATATGCATATCCTATTCTCATAAAATCTTTTGCCACCTTTCTTTAATAAATTTTAAATTTGTTATTTTCCTAAATGATTTTGTACTCCTAATTTTCTCTAAAATACTTTGCCTCCTTTCTTCCGAAAACTCTTCGATTCTGCTTTGTATTTCATCAAAATCTACTACCAATCTTTCATTTATTATTATATCACGAATATCGGGAAACGTCAATAATAAGTCTTTTGAAGAACAGCTTTTATGTACAAATGGAACTACATCAAGCATTACCGATTCCCAAAATCTGAATATACTAAATGTAGTTTTATCATAAGGCGGAATACATAATGTATATCTATACTTTGCTAAATCCTCATAGAAATCAGTTTGTCTTTTTAATTTATCAAATTTACCAGCACCAAATACTCTTACACTTGAATTAGGTATACTTCTTAATTCATCCATGTGGTCAAGTATAAAGAATCTATCCTCTGTTATAGCTGTACAATGGAAATGGAAATCACCAAATTTTGTTTTATCAAATCCATGTGTTATCTGCATACACCCATATTCAAATGCTGGCATAAATATATATTTTCCTTTTTTAGCTGTACCAAATACCCGTCTATAAGACTTGAATTTAAATATTAAACTAAAATCAAATTCCTGCGGGTCTATAAGGAAATGTATTACCTTATCACATACCATAGAAGCTGCTTTTACTAAATGATAAGCTGCATATACCCTTTTCATTATCATATAAGTAGTAGCATAATATGGATTATCAACTATTCTACTCTCAAATAATTTAGGTATATAATCATCATCAGCTTTGAAACCACTTATCATTGTTACCCTTGTAATTACCAATGTAGTAATATTATTCTCAATTAAAAAATTCTTTGCATATTCCAAGCACTCATCCCAATTCTTACAATCAACACCAATGTAGTGTAAATGTTCTGTACCAGGTGCTACTGATAATGCATGTTTAAATTTAGGAGTCTTAAATGTATCTATTACTTTACATTCTCCATTAGGAACACATTGAGAAATTGTATTCACTATAGCTGGTACTATTACATTATCAGATGGTATATATCTACCAAATAACATTATACCTACCATACTTACACCTCATAATCATATCTTCTCTGGCATAATGAATTACACCTATCACTAAATGGACACATAACAGGTTGTAAATTATTTATCCTTTTAGTAACTTCATCTATATCCTCATTAAGTATATTACCCCATATTTTATTACTCTCAATACCCTGACATAAAGGTATATCTCCATTTGAATAAACAGTGATAACATCCTTAGTACTAGTACAATTAGGTAACTTACCCTTTTTCCAGTCCTTTAAGAATAATACATCCTTTTCATAAAACATATCCAAATGATTAAGTAATGGTTTATAATCTTTTGGAGCTATTAGCTCATCTTTATTAGCAAATGTATCACTATCCCTACCAAGAGCTAAATATACTTTATTCATACCAAATTCTTTTTTAACCATTTCCATATCTTCATCAATGGTATCATAATTAAATTTACTAAAAGTATAACTTAATTTTACATATGCATTAAATATTCTTGCATACTTAACTATATCTCTTATCTTATCAGTATTACCAGGTACACCCCTAATCTCATCATGCTTTATACCATCCCAACTAATAGTAATATTTGGAGCATATGTGTCTATTACACTATATACTTTTTGTGGTAATAAACCATTTGTTAATATGGTATAACTTATATTATTCTTTTCAGACCAAGATAATAATTCTGAATAATAAGGATAAAGGAAAAACTCTCCACCACCATATACAAAATCTGCATCTTTATTCTTTGAAATAAATTCTCTTACTTTATATAATGGTAAATTTTCTTTCTCTTTACATTTCCATATAGGACATGTCTTACATTTTGAATTACATCTATTTGTTAAATATAGCTGTATAAGTTTCTTACTTCTCATCTTTCTTTTCTCCTGTCAATTCAAACGTTAAAACAGTTAACTCCTCTATCCTATTAGCTGCATTATTTAATAAACCAGCCAATTCACCTTTTGTACTACTTGAATAAACTCTTAATTTATTTACCAATTTAAGACTATTAGCTGCCTTATGTGCCAATTCCTTATCATCCATTCCATTCACCCTGCTTAGTATACTTACCATCAATAAATTTATGAACAGCTTTAATTGCCATATCATCAGAAGAATAAGTACATTTATATTTTAATAAATTACTTTCTTTATATACCTCTTCAAATAATTTCTGATGTAATGATAAATCACTACCATGCATTTTAGAACATACATTCAGATTTATTGGCATCATAAGTATAACCAAATATCCGTCTCTCTGTTTGAGCATTTCCTTTTCAATATTCCTTAAATAATATTTATCTAAATTAGCATCCCTTTGAGATTTTGTATATACATATTCTGTCCAATGGAATCTGTCAATTATTATATGTCTATCTTTATCCTGAGCATATGTGTTATTAAACAACTGTACCTGTCCCATACAATAACCATAACTTATTGCATTATTCTCTTTCAACGTACAAAATTTATTCTCTATCCTTTCAGCCTTAAATATTTCTGAATTAGATAAATTATCTTTTATTTTATTAGCTAATGTAGTCTTACCAACTCTATCAATACCCTCAAGTATAATAACCATAATTTCTCCTTTTTAGTATTAAAGGGAGCTCGTATGAGCCCCCTCTATACATTAGTTATTCTCTTTACATTCTTTTTCAATTCTCTCAGCAAATACATCAAGCTTATCATTTATAGCATTATATAATTGCTTACTATCAAAACCAGAATACATCGTAATATTCATAAGTACAATAAAGCAATCAGCTATCTCATCAAGCTTATCTTCTTTATTATATTTTACATTACGTATATTCTTCCAACGCTTATCTGCTTCAAGCACCTCACCAATTTCAGATATTAACTGTTGGATATGGTAACTAGCCAATAAAGGATGGTCAACTGGTAACTGTCTTTCATTCTTTGTTATCCAGTCTACATATTGGTCATACATCCCTCTCTTTATCATTTCAGACTGATTATTCATCTGCTTTTCGAACAACGTAGAAAGGGATTCCGTCGATAAGCTCGTGGTCTCTTTTACTATATCTGTGTTGTGGGTCGAGTCACTCATCGTCATCTTCCCAGTCATCATCGTCCTCATCATCTTCCCAGTCATCCTCTGCCTGGTCAGCATCTTCGAGTTTCTTAATATAATATCTCTGTGACTTCTTGGGTTCAACATCTATCTTACGTTTCTTACAAAGCTTAAATAACTCCTTTACTGACATATCCTCATAATCAGTAGACTCCTCATCTTCAGCTTCATCTTCCTCATAATCATCATCGTCACCAAATGGTAACTTATCTTCATCATCGTCCTCATCAGACTTAGCTTTCTTCTTGGGTTCAGGCTTCTTAGCTTTCTTCTTTGGAGCCTCATCATCTTCTTCATCATCACTCAAATCATCATCAGATACTATATCACAAGGAAATGCTTTATCAAGTAATTTAAGTACCTCTTTATTTGAATATGCCTTTGCTTTGTCATTTCTGAATTTTACCTTATCCATAGGTACTACCGAGAATGTCTTATTCTGCTGTTTACCAGATACAGATATTACATAGTCCCTATCAGTTAATGTACCATAATTCTCATACATAGCAACCAATGCGGGAATAGGAGTGCAGTTATTAACCGGAAACATAAATAACTTAACTTCCTTGTTCTCATAATCCCATACTGACCAACAGTATTGTTTTCTCGTTCTTAGCGAGTCGTCATTACAATAAGGACAATCCCTACCAAATAATTCCTGACACGGAACGTTGATACCCTGTTCAAAACTATCATGGAACTCTATCTCCATTCCGTCGTCCATATCCTGTAAGAATCTTACCCTTACTTTCTGTCCCTCACGAAAATAAATAAATTTTCCTTTACTCTGACCAGACTTCTTTGCATCCTGTTTAATGCTGTCTAACAATCCCATTTTACTTGTTCTCCTTTACACTTAAATTATATTTTTGCATCGTTCTTCTATAACACTTATTAAATTGTTCTTTTGACATTTCACCCGGGTCTTTAATACCTTTTAGATACTGAAACCTTGTTACATTAAACATGGTCTTTAAGTACTTTGTTCCTTTCTTACCACATTCATCATTATCTAATGCACTTATTATTTTCTTTACTCCTTTTTCTTTTAGTTTCTGTTCCTGCTCAGCCGACATCTTCCACCCGAGTATTGCTACTACGTTATCAGGTTCAATACCAACCTCTATGAATCTTAATCTATCCATAAATCCCTCAACTACGATTACATATTCCTTATTACCATAATCACCACATAAAGTAGTAACTCTTCGGAATCCCTCATTATATAAGTACTTCCTTTTAGCCTCTACCTCTTTAACCATAGTCCTACATACCCAACCTTTAAATTTCCCATTATCTAAAATAGGAAATATAAGTCCGTAATTAAGATTATAATTTACTTTGGCTTTTACTGTATTAAGGGTACCAGGTGAATATCCCCTGTCTTTCATATACGTCTTTGCCTTTTGGAACTCTTCTGCATCAATTTCTTTTTGCCAATCTACCTTGGATAAACCATGGTAATAATCATAGGCTTCTTTATATGCTTGTCCGCTTGGCTTCTTTTTATGATGTTTTATCCTTTTTGATATTTTAATATTTGAGCATTTCTTTGAATCAAGTATATCTAAATACTTCCTATATGATTTTAAATCATTAAGACCATTATACTTTTCTTCCATTAGTGAAACAAATTTAATAGCTCCACCATGTTTCTGACACCCAAAGCAATACCAACGTCCTGTCTGAAAATTAACTTTCATACTTGGATTTACATCATTGTGAAACGGGCAAACGATTTTTTGTTCGGCTTCGGAAACGTCTGGTATTAAATTATAATACCAAAGAACTTTTGCTAACTCATTTCCGCCTTCCATAATCTCTCCTTACTTTTCTGTAAGTCTGTAGTATGGTTTATTCAATTTAATCGTTGCACATTTCTTTACATCTTCTTCTCCGACTATTCCTAAGTCGACTAATTTATCAAGAGCATTATCATTAACAGTTTCTTCATATTCTATACACTTTTTAAACTCTTTCCACGGAATCTTATACTCCTTAGCTAACTTAATCAGTAAAGGATAATTAACAACTGTAAGTTTCTTAGTTATTACACCCTCTGAATCTTTACCAAGTAATTTCCTAAGCTTATCAAAATTCCATTCTATTTTTGAAGTCTGTGTCTTATGTACTTTAATCTTGGTACCATCCATGTTTTCTCCACCATCAACATATACGTTACCATCTTCATCCCTGAACCTCTCATAAAGTACATCCATTATATTTTCAAAATCATTCTTCTCAGCAGTGAATGCATTCTCTACATTCTTTTTAGTCTGAGTTATCTTATAAAAATTACGAACTGATTTTATAAGTATATTTCTCTGTTCTTCTTCATTCCTCGACTTCTTCATTATCTACTACCCCCTTTAATAACTGATATACACCCTTGGGCCATCTCTTATTTGTTCTTACCCAAATTACATCATCATAGGAGATAATAAATTCTGCTCCATATTTGGTCTCTACCTTAAGTTTCCTATTCTTGGTTGACCTCTTGGTTACCTTAGCAGATTTTACTTTTCCTGTGTAACTAGTAAATGCTACCAATGTACCAATCTTTACATTTTCGATATAAGCTTTCTTTTTCTTTTCTTTCTCTGCTTTCTGTTCTTCAGTAAGTTCAGTGCTTATATCGTTTTCTGCCTTTTCCTCAAGTTCTGCTGATTCAGATTTCTCTGTTTCATCATTTGGCTGCTGCCATTCTTCATCATCATTATTGACTGATTTCTCTGTTTTCTGTTCTTCTGTTTTTGATAAGATTTCATCAACCAATTGCTCCTTTGTTTTTCTTTTGTTACTGTGGGTTAATGTAATTCCATTCTCTTTAGCGATAGCAACTACATCTTCCTTTTTCTTGAGTAACAGTTCTTCTCTTGACATCTCTGTGCCTCCTTTTTAATTTTTGTTGTTTACTAGTAATCTTACTACTATTGATTTGGAATACCTATCCCGAATCTGATTTCATTATATCATATCCCTTTACATACGTCAATAGGGAATTTGATTTTATTTTAACCAGATGCAATGCGTGTATCACGTGCGTATATTAAATAATGAACGTTTTCGTTCAGTAGCAATTGTAGCACCATAATATTATATTTTAATACCAATATATAATATCATAATATTATTATATAATATTTATATTATATATTATTATATTATTGATGGGGACAAGTAGGTAATTTCTTTACCTCTTCCATAAGACGTTTTGCTGAACCATTACCACCCATTGCTTCATAAGGTTTGTACAAATAATCATGTAGGTTTTCATAATCATCTGGTGAGATATATCCCTGCTCAATATGATACTTACATAATTGAATTATTCTGTCGTGACCAAGTCCTAATATCATTTGTGTTTTTGCATCTTTTCTTTCTCTGATTTTTTCTAATACTGCCCAGAAACCAGAACTTGCAAATACAGCACAAATAATAGTAACTGTCATTTCCATAAAATGCTGCATATTATTACCTCCAATATATTATAAAAGGGAGTCCATAAAGGACTCCCAGTAATTTACTTACATACGATTTCTCATTCTATTTTCTCTTGAATACATATCGTCATTGGAATACCTATCGTCTCTGCGCATATCCATTCCTCTGCCATATGACATATCATCATATCTGCCACCATAGGAATTTCCACCATAAGAGTTACCCCTCATCATAGGATTGTAATTACTATATTCCTTTGCTTCTTCTTTATCAAGTATCTTGTCGATATTTTTAATAGCATGAGCAAGTTTATCAATTACTTCAAGGGACTGAGCATCTATCTTTTCTTTAGAACCAAATTCCTCAAGTTCATTACAAAGCATATCCCTTACTTTATATACCTTATGCATTTCCTATACCTCCTTAGGCTATCCTATCAATACTTAAGCTACCATCAATAACGTTAATAAGAGGAGTCGGAGTAGCTGCCGGATTATTTATTATACCATTGATATATTCAACAGATACAGTAAAGCAGCATCCACGAGGTACATCAACGATTGCACGACTTGTAACTCCACCATATTCCTCAACAGCAGCGGGAGTAACTATACTTCTACTACCAACACGCTGTTCTCCATTAACTATTATACCAGTAGCTATTGGAGTGATTGCTCCACCAGTAGGTATTGCTATATTACCAGTAAATTCTACCTCATATCTGGCAAAGCAACTAGTAGGATTATTTACAATACCACGCAGGATAAAAATTCCTGTGCCATTCTGGTGAAACACATATCCCTTTTGACACCGAATAGAATCCAAAAACGGGATAGCATCATTGAGAGCTACATTCTCAATACTATCCCTTGTTAAATATTCTGCCATAGTATTACCTCCTATTAGAAATTACCGCATCCGCAGCCACTGCATCCATTATTACCATTACAAGTAAATATAGGAGTGCGTCCATATACAGGAGTGGTAGGTACAGGACAACTATTTAATCTATTATAAAGGGCATCAACTTCTTCTCCTATTGCTACCCTTCTATCAACGGCGTTAACCCGTGCACTTAAACCATCAATCACATTCTGCATTCCTGCAATACGGTTCTCATAATTCTGCTTTACGCCATCAAGTTCAAGCTGGCAAAGTTTATCAAGAATAGCCTGTGTACCACGATTCTGTGAATCAATAATATCACGAGTATTCTGCATTGACTGAGTTCTATCTGCACAATTCTCAGTAGCAACTGTATATTTAAGGTCAGCGATACCAGCCCTATTCTCACAACAACAATTCTGAAGTGAACTCTGAATATCAAACATACCCTGCATATTAGCCATCTGCCTTGCATTAGCACCCTGCTCAACTGCTGAGAAACTATTGCAAAGCTGATTTGATATACCAGATACACTATTCTGAATACCAGTAAGCTGATTACTAAGCTGAGCATTCTGAAATCCACTAGTAGTAATATCAGCCTGGTTCATCCACGGATAAAGACCATTTCCGCCATTTCCACCAAGACCATTATTACCCCAGCCAAGTAAAAGGAGTAAGATTATCCAAGCCCAATCTCCACCAAGACCATTGGCACCAAATCCACCATTACCTCCATACATGGGAGCTACCGGCATAACCATCTCGTTTCCATTTCCGTCTGCAAGCGCCATTATAACTACCTCCTTAAGTAATTATTATATTATATGTTGAATAAATTTTTAAGATGTTGTGCTCTCTGAACAGCCATATTATACTGTTCCTGAGTAACCTTTCCACTATTTAGAAGTTCTTGAATTTTTTGATTTGGGTCACCACCCATAGACTTTAAGTCTTGAAGATTTTTGAGAAAGTTATTTTTAATATCGTTTATGTTACCTTGATTCTTTATACTTTCCTCATATAACTTATTAGCCATTGTTATCTCCCTTATTACCATTAGAATGTTTATTATACTTATTGTACCTATAGTTATTCATTTCCTCAATCTGCTTCATAATCTTATTACTAAATTCTTCAAAATCAGCTTTAGTAACATATTCACCAGACTGATTATTCTGTGTACTCTGTTCCCTAATAGTATAATCAATTATTTTTATAGAGGGCATACCAGAAGCATCTGTTGATTTCAGATATATTATCTGGTCCTCTGTGTCCCATAACTGAACTGTTTGATTAGGACCAAGTAAAAATGATTTAGCACCAGCCTCACCATTTACCCAAATTATTCCACCACCATTCTGTTGTGGCTGTTGGGGATATGATGGTGCATATTGCTGCGGAGCTGGACCACCATACTGTTGATTAGGATAATTTGAATAACCGACTCCATAAGCCATATTTGTTCACCTTCCTTTTAATTTCTATACCATACATATATTGGTATATCCTGACTACAATCCCAACTGTCATATAAGATACCATCAACCACTGTAGCTACATGTCCACCAAATCCAAGTACATAAATACCAAATGGATGGTCATAGCAAAAGTCTTCGGCTGTATAACAATCAGAACAATTATTGGAAATAGCCTTTTTATAAAAACCATAACTCCTTAGTACTGCTCCCCATACGCTATCAGAGCTTGGCATATCACACATATTATAACCGAAGTCACATATAATATTATATGCTTCTTCCCAGCTTATATTTAATGCTTTAGATATTGCCCTTACTGAACAGTCACCAACGGAACGTCCACAAGGATTAGGTTGATAATACTCCCACATAATTATTAAGTCCTTTCATACCATATACATACTCATTTACCAAATAATCTGCCAACTAAACTAATAATCACTAATTACTAAATCTTCTCAACTAATCTTAGTAATTATAATCTTAACACTCACTGGATTGTTCTAATCAATTTAATAATCTTTATTACTTATCTATATTATATCATAGGTCAAAATATATGTCAATAGGTAATTTGAAAAAAATTTTAATTTATTTTCAACCCCTTATTATAAAAATAAATAATTATCAGATGATAAGCCAATGTTATATGATAAACTAATATTATATTTACTATGTTGCCTATTATTGTCATGTGTGCCTCCTTAAATCAAGTAAGTAATAGTTGTATTTAGATTATTTTGAGCAGACACCCCATTGTACGGGTAAACTGCAACATTTCCATTCGTCCTAATCCATATACGATAAATTTCAAATGTCGCTGCTGTGTATGGTGAGCATACATCAAAAATAATATCTACAAGTGGTCTATATTTTTGCGGGATTAGTCCGCTTATGGTGCTTGTTGTTTGTTTTGTCAACCCCTTAAACCCATTCCACTGAATCATAACCACGTTGCCTTTTTTTGTGATTTTTGCATTATTATACAAATATGTTGCGTCAGATAAAGTATCACTACTACCCTCCGTCAAATCATCCAGCGCATCCTCCACGCTCGTCACGCCATCGGACAGCATAACCTGAGAAGCGGGGTATGAGTTAGGCATACCAACATCAGCTATATTATCTAATCCTGTACCATTATTTTTATATACACCCTCACCTATTAAATTAACGAGAGAGTACTTCACCTGTGTTGCCACAGGCAAAGCGTTCCACTCTGAGCGGGTACCAACAAAACTAGTAGGTCTATTGGTCAACCCATTCCTTGCCGTTGTATCTTTTATATTATACACTGTGCCATTACTTGGTTTTATTTTGCTAATATCCGCCATTGTGATTCTCTCCTTAACCTAAGTTTGTATTACTCCTTAATTTATTTTACTTATGAAACAGTTACTGTTCCAGCAGTTCCTGTAAATGATGCAGTATCAGTTCCCCTTGCTGTAACAGCTGCAATAGGAGCACCAAGAGTAGGAAGTGTACCAGGAGCAAGTGTAAGAACCTCTCCACTAACTGACATAGTAGGAAGTGTTCCAACTGCTGTTACATTAGGTACATTCTGAGTTGTATCAGTTCCCTGAGTAATAGATACTGAACCAGCAGGAGTGTAGCTACCTGATGCACTGCTCTTAAAAGCAAGGTCACCAAAATTATTCTTACCCATTGACTGCCATGCTGAGCCATTCCATACGAATTCTTCACCAGAATACTGAGCCATTCCACCAAGCTTAGCTGTAACGGATTCTCCACCAACAGTAATAGGATTTGTTGTACCACCATCAGTAAGTTCATCAGTAGTTACACCAATCCAATAAAGGGCATTACCAAGGTCATGTATCATTTCCCTTGCTTCAGCATCCTTTATATCAAAGGTTACATTAGTAGTTGTTCCACTTACTTCAACGGGTACCACGATTTGAGAAATATAATCTGCCATGTTTCTTTTCTCCTTTCATTAAGAAAAAATAAGTTTTTCGTTATTTACAATGGGTGTAGAACCACCACCCCCTTGTACTGAATAAGTTGTTCCAGCTACTTTCAATTTACTTAATATGTCAGTAGCTGCATCAGGTGGATTGGCTTCAACATCTGTTCCGCCTCCACCCCCACCACTTGGTACATTATACTTTTTTCCATTTATACTAATAGAATTAAGAGTACCTTGAGCACCACCAGGTGGATTTGCTTTTACATTATTTTTTAAATCTTCCTTTGTAGCATACGTATTAACTATGTTTCTGTCATGTGCATCATTCATAGCTTTTGTAGCATAGTCAGATTTTACTGAGTTAGCAGCCTTACCATCTTTATCAAGCTTTTCATCTAATGCATTTTTTATTACTTTATTCTGAACTGCATTCTCTGAGTTTATTGATAATTCTGAATCAATTTTTATTTTTTCATTTATAGCTTTTAAAGCTTCTTCTACAGTAGATGCACCAGCTATTTCTTCTGAAAGTATAACTGCCTGTTTCTTATCAATATCCCGATATATAGCAGCTATATCAATAAATGGAGCTAAGGTATCATATTTAAGATTACCTATACCATCTATTATTATAGCTACTGAAGTACCAGCCGGATATGATTTTCCCGCACCTTCCATAAAATCAGAAGTAGTTACGAAGCTATCTTTTATATTATAAGTATAGCCAAGCTTATTATTATCAAGTGCAGGTAAATTCTCAAAGTAAATGGAACCAGCCGGCTTATATCCACCAGAAGCCATTGTTCCAATTTCATTATCAAGAGAGTCTACCTTTTGATTAAGCTTGACAATATACTCATGTAAAGATGTTACATTATCAATCATAACTTACCTCCTACTCAGGTTCCCAGCTATAAGTCACTGTACCAGAAGATACAGTAGCCTTCAATACATATGTACCATCAGTAGATTCTGTACATATCATATTTTCAACATCAGGATTTACTATATCTTTTCCGTATGCCTTATCAACTTTACTATTCAAAGAAGATTTGATAGCCCCAATTATAGCTGATAAACCATTATTGCCTGCATAATTCTTATCCACTCATTTGACCTCCTTTCTTTAGATACAACCAAATGGAGCTAAATAATATCTATCACTACTACTACCAGTTACGCTAGTACCAAATTTACTTATAGCATAATAAGCATCACTTGTTGCTCTCACTGAACGTGTAAAATAAGCTACCTCACTACCAGCATCTCCAGCCTTCTTTATCTTATTAGAATCAGTCTTATAATGTTCAATCTGAGTTAATGTACTCCATTCAGCTGTAGGTGGTACTGAACTACTATCATTGAGTATTTCCCTATTAGCAAATAATGAAAATAGGTCATCTGTATAACCAATAGTATTTCCATAATTATCAGCAGCACTTCCAACCTTAAAACTCTTAAACATACCAATAAGAGTCTGAGGTATTGCTCCAGCGAATGCCGCATTACACCATTTATATCTTGATGTATTCTTCCACATTGTTTTCTCACTACTGGAAATATTACCACTCTCAACCAAAGCATTCTTTAAGCCTACTACGAAGTTACATTTTGTTCTTTGATTTCCGTCTTTATCAAGAACCGGAGTAGTTAAATCATAATGTGCACCATCCATAAGAACTAATGTAATATCCTGTTCTACGTGTGATTCACTAACTGACCAAGTACCATAACTATTAGTTCCACTAGCAGCTATAGTATTAAGTCTTACTACTCTCTCATCACCAACATTCCAATAATCAGTAAGGTCAATCTTACCCTCATCAGCTGCCTGAACCATAGCTACTATTTCAGCATCAGTACCATCAGCGAATGATACAAGTTCAACTCCATAATTTTTATCCACTGATATAGTAGCTGTACCAGGTTCATATGTTGAACTTCCCTCTACATTAACTGTTATAGTAGCTGTTCCCTTTCCGATATAATCACCAGGTGTTAATGTGATTATATCTCCGCTTAATTCAGCATGTACAATTCCCTCATCAGAATTTTCAATTGTTATTCTTCCACCAGAAGAACTGCTTACAGTAATAGTATCGGTATCTGATTCATCATCAAACTCAACATAAGATTTAGATAATGTAACTATATTTTGCATACCCATTATCACATATTCCCAAGCTTTCTGAGTATATGTTTCATCAGACCATATTGTATTCAGCGGGTCATTAAGAGTAGCTGTTACACTATAAGTACCAGTATTTATTGCCTTGGCATTTGTTATCGTTACACTTCCTGTATCAAGATTATTAAATACTACTTCCTTTTCATATCCATCATAATTAAATCTTGTCTGCATAGGAATAGGAATAGGAACTACTTTCTTTATTATGCTCCACTCTATATATTTAACATCCAATGTACCATCGGGCCAAGCATACCCATTTATTGGTTCAAATGAAGCAGCATATACACCTACATTTGTAGCACTTGTAACTCCACCAATCCTTAATTTTGTAGGGTCATAATATAACCATGTAGGTGAAACAGCCTGTCCTGTATACTGTATATTACCATCAACAGCTGGTATATTACTTAATCTTGCATATGGTGTACTATTCCATAAAGCTAATGCCTCTTCAGCAGTAAGCTCTACTTCATAACTACCAATTCCCTCATATTTATTTTCTGTAAGATTATAAGTATATATACAATTCTTGTACTTACCAGTAGTAAGAACTCTATATATCTTTTTAGCCTCAGGCTGAAATTCATTCCCGTCTTTATCAAGTAACCATGCTGATGAATATGTATCTACATTCTCATTTATGATACAATCAATTATTTCAGAACCACCACCAAGACCAGAAACATATCCACAAAGCTGTTCATCAGCTCTTGTATCTTCAATCATTACATCAGTTATTGAAATTGCTCCACTTGGAATAGTTACCTTTGCCAGACATAATTCATGTACTCTCTCATTCCTTGTAAGAGCAGGAGCTTCAGGAGATAATGCCGGTGTACCTTTCTTAACTGTCAAAGTACAATTTCTTTCACTCTGTAAAGATGATACCCTAACAATTATCAAATCAATTCTTGTCTGTGAATCAGCACCATCAATTAAAACTGTATATGGAGCATTATTATATAAATACCTACCAAGTGCTGTAGCAAATCCACTCTTTACTGATACACTCATTCCAGCTCCACTTGGTACTACCTCAAGTGCATTATCAATATTTTTAAATATGCCACTACCAGTTATGGCGTTAAAAAATATTGCCATATCTTCTGATAAATATACTCTATCATACTCACCAGTTTGTTCATTATAAGCAGCATCAAACAATCCATATTTTATAGCCATTACTAACCTCCTAAATTCTTGGTTTTAAGTTTACGTATTAACTTTGGCATATCATATCCGAATGTAATTAAAAGTTCATACTCATCAGAAAAACATTGTTCAATTTTCGTAATTCTTACATCTATTGAAATACCAAGTCTTTCATCCTGCACCGTAACTATATCACCAAGTTTATAATCTCTTAAATACTCATATTGTGAACCAACTGTTCTGATAGTTGCCTGGAATTGTTCTACCATCTGACAATCAGCCAACTTTTCATTCCCTCTGTCTTTTAATAACTGTATATATTCCTCATTAGTCATATTATATCACACTTTCATAAATCTGTCAAGAATTATTTTCTTCTTCGGGATTATTTTCTTCAGGCTCCGGTTCGGGTTCTGGCTCAGGTTCTTTCTGTAAATCTCTTGCATCTACATATAATTCTCTCCTATCATAACCAGATACTGTTTCATCACCAGTAGTAGTTCTTTCTCTTTCTTCTCCCTCGCCCTCACCAGCTACTAATGCAATATTTTTATAATCCCTTTTATTTACATAGTATGTACTCTCAAGTATATCTTCCATACTACTGCTTAATACAACTGGATGTGGAGAACCAATAGCATGATTCTCACCCATATACAAATTAAAATACAATTTATTTTCATTCGGAGCAAATCCTATATTAAATCCACTCTCCTGTACTTCTGATACCTCTTGTAATGTATATAATATTTCATCACCAGTTCTTTGAATAGTTGCCTTACCCCACGGGCCACCAGATACATTTCCTAATTCAAGAAAAGGTATTACTCTATTTCCTATTTGCACATCAATACAATTCTGATATACAATATCATTTAATATATTATATATATATTTATTATATACATTATAAGTATTCCATATTATTCTTCTGTCAAGTATACTAACAAGCATCCTACCTGTTACTTCAAATACCCTTTGATTATCAGTATCAACTGTTTCCTCAATACTCTCTATAATACCAGCAGTTGTTTCTCCCTCTATCCAAACTACTCTGTCTATCTTAAATAATTCTGCATTCTCATCAATTATAGGAGCCCATAATTTAAAACTACCAGCATCTGAATATTCCTCTATCCACCGTAAACTGGTAAACTGGTTTACCTGACCAATTACTTGGAATACCTCATTATTTAATTCAAATATAGATATAGTAATATCCTTTTGAATTACTCGCATTGCTGCACCTCCATATAAGCCCTATTGAAAGATACCTCTACTTTAAGATTATCATAATTCTTATCAGCAGTTATTATGAAATAATTATCACCAGTAGAAAGTTGTAACCAAGAACTACCAAAATCTCTGTAATTATAGTAATTATCATAGGCTACAGATTCATCAGTTCTTCCCTTAACGTATTTAGAACCTATACTAGTACTTATTACTATTTCCTCTCCCTCAGTAAGAGTTTTATTTATCTTAAAATACTCTCCATTCCTAACGTTTGTTATTATAGGATTGGTTACTGAACCTAAGCACTTTATATAAATCTGAATACCAGTATCTACCTGTCCACTATTATATATATCAATTACTGCATTTATCTTTACTTCACCAAATATGAAGTCATTATGTTCCTCATTGAATGAACAAGGGAACTTAAATCTACCGTCTGCATCAGTGGACTCAGTAGCTATTGAATCAATCTCATAGAATAAAGGATTGGCTGCTATTCCGTCAATCTTCCATTCACAAACAATCTCATTATTTCCTTTTAATTCCCTTGCATACCTTATAGATTGATTAAATACAACACCAAGTTTATATTGCATATATTCAATCTGGTAATCATGTAAAGGATTGAAAAAAGTACTAAGTTCAAATTTTCTTTTTGACATCTGGTTAGGATTTCTTGCTATTACCCAACCACTTATTTCTATATCTCTTGTACCAAGTATTGAACTTATAAGAGTTGTACCAATTTGTTTTACATATCTTGTCTGATTATGAGTAGCTTCAATAGTACCCCAATCAGCTTCTTTCAAGATATATATTGGTGTGGCTTCTTGTGATAGTTCAAGAATACCACCATTAGTTAAATCCCTTATTCTGATATTTTCAACCATCACAAGCCTCCATTAAATAAAACCTTCCTGCATCTCTCTTTGAGTCTTTTCCATTTGTCTTGCAGCCTCTATCTCATCAATAGCCTTAGGACTATTAAATATGAAAGTATTACCATTACCAGTATTATTTGTATTATTTATTCCACCCTGTCCACCAATCATAGATGCAGGTGTACCATAACCAGTACTTCCTATAATACCATCATTGAGCTGCTGTTCAAGTAATACAAGATTATACATCTTTTCAAACATACTATCCAAAGATGTATTTAATCTCTGTTCTGTAGTCTCAACTGAATCAGCAAATGCTGTATATGAATCAGACATCACTGTTTGTAAATCGGAATATGATGTTCCGATATTAAACATTGAATCTTCTGCTCCAATACCCTCAATTAAATCATCAAGGGAATCGTTAATATCATCTTCGGCATCAGGTATTGCATCATCAAATCCATCAACTATACCAGGTGGTAACCAACGACCAACCTCATCAGCCATTACCTTTGAGGGTGAACCAATCTGAAATGCATTCTTTATTCCATTAAGGATATTATTACAAGCCTCACCAACATTATTAGCTACCCAAGATGCACCAGCCTTAATACCTTCCCAAATACCCATTACGATATTTCTACCAATATCAACTATACTTCCCCAAAGACCACTAAATCCATTTGAAAGACCATTGACTACATTTGATATACCACTACTTATACTGTCACCAATACCACTAAGGAAATCAGTTAATCCTTTTCCAGCAGTTGAAACAAGTTCAGTTATACCACTACCTATGGAAGCTAACATCTCAGCCATTCCACTTCCAAATTCGGAAACCATAGATTTAAGATTATCCCATAAACCAGATATAAATTCACTAAGCTGAGATATTACTCCACCAACCCAGCTTCCTATACCATCAAGTGCACTTCCAAGTTCCGCAATGAATGAATCGAAAAATCCTTTCATAGCGGATAATATATCCATAAGAGCAGAACCAATAAATGAAGCAAGTCCACCAACAAATTCCATTATGGTAGATATTAGTTCAGATACAGTAGATACCACACCAGATATAAAATCACTAATTGCACTTGCAATACTTGATAATGCACTCTTTACACTCTCCATAAGAGATGTAAATATGCTTATGAAAAATCCCGATAACGTTTCTATACCAGAACTTATGGTATCAAATACATTTGATATACCATTCATAATGGTTTCACCGGCTGATTTAATAAGACCAAGTACACTTTCCACTAATGTACTTAAATGACTCATTATATCATTAAACCATTGTGTAATATTACTTATAAGATTTGTGAACCAACTTGAAATATTATCCCACATATTTGTAAGATTTTCTTTCAAAGTAGAAACTATATTACTAAGGGTTTCTTTAATATTATCAATAATGCCCTTAAGCCATTCTCCTATTGCCTGTCCAATTCTTACTCCAAATTCAAAAGCACTGGTATATATATTTGCAAAAAAATCTGTAACAGCTGTAAATATAGTAGAGATTATATCCGGTATAAATTCAAATACAAACCAAGTTATATCCTCTATTACACCAGCAAATAATGAACCAAAATTTGTTATTATCTCAACTACATCATCATATATTTTCTTAAAACATGCCTTTACTGCTTCTACAGCCTCAGCTAATAAAGCCTTAATTTCTTCCCAATGGTCTTTCACAAATACTATTAGATTAAGTATTATAACAACAACTGCAGCAATAGCAGCAGCTATAGCTATTTCAACACCAGATATAACACCAAGTACTGCAAGACCAACTACTATTAGTGTTGCTCCAAGTGCAGTTAATATAGCATCCAATGCATTCCAACCTTTTTGTAGCATATCAAAGAAACCATAGAATACTGTAGCAGCACCAGTAACAACTGATAATCCACCAAGTAATGTAGTAAATATTCCACCAATACCACCAGCACCAGCAAGTTTACCAGCAGCTTGTGTTCCTTTTCCTAATGCCGGATTTAATGTACCAGTTATATTCTTTGAAAATGCATCCTTTGATGCACCAGCCAAACTGAATGCTGTACTTATTTGTGATATTGTTGATAATAAGCCACCAATTGCTAATAATGCAGGACCTACAGCAGCTGCTATACCAGCAAATGTAACAACATTCTTCTTTGTACTTTCATCCAATGAATTAAACCACTTAACAATTTCAGTTAAATTATCAACCAAATCCTTAAATGGTCCACCCAATAATTCAAACAACTGAATCTTTAATTCAGATATTGAACTAGTTAACTTATAAATACTACCCTGAGTAGTATCCATTAGTTCAGCAGCCATACCAGCTGAAGCACCAATACCACCATAAGCTTCATCAGCACTATTTATAGAATTAACAAGACTATTAAAATCTTCTTCAGAGGAATTTATAATACCAAGTACACCAGGTAAAGCTCTTATACCAACAAGTCTGATAACTGCTGACATTTTTTCCATATCAGTAAGCCATCCCTTAAAATATGGATGGTTTTGTAAATCTTCATCATCAGCCACAAAATTCATAAATTTTTCAAGCTGCTGGTCTTCACTTAATTTTTCAAACTCATCCCAATTTATATTATTTTCAAATACTTTCCAAGATTGGTTGAAACTTTCTAATTCATCTTCACCCATTTGGAATCTATCTCTCAATAATACCATAACATCAGCTAATGACTTTGCATTACCATAACCATCATATAATGATATATTATAAGCATCCATAGCTTCCAAAGCTTTCTCACTTGGATTAGTTAAACTATTGAGAGCCTGTCTTAAACCAGTACCAGCCTGTGAACCCTTGACACCAACATTAGCAAACAAACCAATTGCTGTTGCCAAATCTTGATAAGTATACCCCAAAGAACCAGCCATGGGAGCTACATACTTAAAAGCTTCTCCAGCCTGGTCAAGTGTAGTATTACTATTTCTTGTCATTTCAGCCAATACATTAGTATATGAAGCCAAATCCTCAACAGGTACCTGTAATGCTGTCATACTATCAGTAACAATATCTGATACCCTTGCTAAGTCTTCTCCAGTAGCTGCAGCCAAATCAAGAACCGGTCTTAAACCATACATCATATCTTGGGCTTCCCAACCAGCAAGTCCCATATAATATAATGCCTGAGCAACTTCTTCAGCTGTATATCTTGTTTCTGAACCCTGGTTTATTGCGTAGTTATACATCGTCTTATACATAGACTCTACATCATCACCAGTTTCTGTCATTTGGAAACCAAGACTTGAAACAGCCTCACGAAATTCATTTATATCAGAATTAGCTAAATTAGCTACATTCTTTACCTGTGTCATTGCTTCTTCAAATGTTGTTCCCTCTCTCAATATTGAAGAACCAAAACCAACAATGGGAGCTGTAACTGTAGCTGTTAATATCGTTCCAGTCTTAGTAAATGCCGTTCCCATTTTATCTAATGTAGAAGTACTATTGGTACCCATTCTGTCTAATTGACGAGTAGCATCATCAATTCCACGTGTAAATCCAGTTATATCCAAAGTTAGATAACCAATAGCTGTACCAAGATTAGTAGCCACAATTACACCTCCTTTCTACTTTTTTTCCTCGGTTTATTAGTTAAGCCCATATCCTTATACATATCACTTGCTTTTGTATAATGTCTTGCCCTGTCACCATCAGTATCTTTTATTTCAAAATTAGGTTCATGTCCCTCACGAAGTTCAGCTATTATATAGCATACCGCTTCATCAAAACAATAAGCTTCATAATCACCAATTGTTTCCTTGATACCAAGAATCTCTGATGGTCTACAATCATAGACATTACTCATAGCAATTATATTAAGTACTTTTTCACTCTGTACGAAACTGTTTGAGGTAATCTACCCCCTGCTGAGTATAAGTAAATATTGCCATCATCTGGTCATCACTCAGTCTTATATCATTCTCTTTCAATTCACTATACCTTGGTTCAATCATAGCTTCTTCAATTATAATATCTATAATATCAAGCATATCACTCAAAGTATTTGCATTCATACCACTTAAACTCTGTCCACCCTTGGCAAATAATGTAGTGGCCTGTTTCATTAAACTATTAGGTATCTTACCAGTCTTAACTAAAGACATAAGTGAAGGTCTACGAAGACGAGCTACAAAAGGCTGTCCCTCAGCAAATGGAGGTAGCTCTACTATCTGACCATCCTTATATTTAATCAATTCAGATATTGGTGTAACCTTAAGTTCTTTTACTTCATTTTCCATTTTACTTTTTCTCCTTTTACTTATTTATAATACAGATATAGGTGAGGATAATTCCCCACCTAATCTATATTATATCACACTATGAATGATTTGTCAACAAAATTATTTATGCAGCATTAACAGTAAGAATGGCTGTTGCAGTAGCTGAACTTGTAGTTTCTGTTGCTGCAACTGTAGCACGAATAGAAACTGTACCAGTACCAGTAAGAGTAACAACTCCATTATTGATACTAGCAATACTTGCACCACTTACTATCTGATATGTTATATTACCAATACCCGTTGAAGGCGTTGTTGTAAACATCGTCTTTGCATCATATGTCTGAGGTGTGGTAACATCACTATCATAAGTAGTAGTAGCATTAGTTCCAACGATTGAAACAGGAATAACACCCGGCTCAATAACATCAGGCAAATCCTGTACCCAATCAATATCATAGGGTGCTTCACCAGTATCGGGAGCTGATGTAATAGTATACTCAGGTGCTCTGAATGTACCATCTTCTGAATTAAATGCTACGGGCTGTCCCTGGCAGTTAGGATATGTTGTTTTCTCATATCCAGTGATAACACCAGCTGCATTATATATAGCTGAATATGCATTCAACTTAAATATATCTCCCTTTTCAGAAGAACCAGCAACAGGCGGATTATAATGTGCAAATCCATACTCAGTGGGATTAGTTCCCTTTGTATTATGCTGCGGGTCCTGCCAATATTCAACAGTTCCACCCTGCAGTGTTTTAACTAACTCAGGATTGAATACATTATCATGCAGTGTAATCTCATGACCAGTAATAGTAGCATCCTTAGGCTTCTGAGCTCTAAGTTTTCCCTTTACTACGAGTTTAACAGCATCAGTTTCTTCAATCTGAGGTTCAACCTCAATCTGATTAGCAGTATCAAATCCATACTCATAACCATCAGATGTTTCAATCGTAACAAGATTAACATCAATAGTAGGTATTTCATTTCTTGACCTTACTACACTCATTTCGTTTTACCTCCTTAAAGTGCTTTCTTATAATTCTCATACTCAATTGCAATATAGTGAGCCTTCACTGTGTTATCATAAAAGGCTGGCATTTGCTGTCCATAATCTTGAATCATTGGATAGAGTTTGTGCATTGCCTTTTTAACATCCATAACTAGTACTTCTAACTTACTGTACTCCATTTGAGGAACATAGCATTCTATTGAATACATATCCCTATGAGTACTAAAATTATTATGCCGGTAAGAACCATCATTACTAACTACTACGTAAGGTGATGTACATTCTCCGGTTTTTTGTTCGGGTGCATATACTTCAAATCCCTCTTTTTTCAAATGGTTGTATATATCCTGCCAACGAGAATCAAGAGGCTGAAATTCAGACGGTTTTATAGCCATGATTTACCCCCTTTATACAAACCAATATAACTTTTGTATATCTATGGTGGCCATAATATCATTAGCAAATTTATTGATAGTAGGTTCAATTATAGCATATTTCCTATCATACAAATTCTCTAATCTCCAACCATACCATACAGTATCACCATGTCTTAACTCAATAGTGGTCTGTCCACCATACTGATTACTCCTACCAGATACCTGGGCATGTATTCCTCTCTCAGCAGCTCCACTCCTATTTTTCCACTTATGGTTTTTCATCATCCATACAGTCATGTAGTTAGCCCACTCATCAAGAAGATTACGAAGATTCCTCGGAGCTCTCTTATTAAGAGCTTTAAGACCAATAAGAAGTCCATTATTCTGACCCTCAGCATTTAATGTAAATGTTACATTAACTGAGGTTCTGCCAGTCGAACTCTTTTTTGTCCCTAAATTCGAACCCAGGCCTGCTACCTGTGATTGTGCCATAATCCACCTCCGCAAATGTTATATGAGCTATGATATTCCATTCCATAACATTTACTACACCAACTACTTTGGCAACCTTTCCGTTTAAATTAACCCAATCACCAACCCTTATCATATCATCTTTGCCATCTTCATTTAGAAAGAATAAATCTTCCCAAGTACAAAGTAGCTGAGGAGTTCTTTTCGTTCTCCCTATTCCAGCATCAGCTGGAAATTCAACAATATATGTATCAAGCTGATGGGCTGCAAACTGATAATATACTCCCTTTATAGAATGTATATGTTTGCCTTCATGTATAGGTTCACCAAATTCATTTTTAGCTGTTCTGAAAAAATCAATTACCTTACCACTTCTCTTTATTTCCCTCTTAACCTTGTATAACTCAAATTTATTATTTATAGACATATCAACCTCCAGGTAATATACCAGAATTGAATCTCCTATGAGTTGAGGCAAGTCTTCGGAAATATGAGGATGTATCATCAGTAGTCAAACCACTTAATACTATATGAGAGTCCTCTGCCTTAATGATGAGTAACTCATAAATGGTCTTTTCAACATCCCCATTATTCTTTTCATAAAACTTTTCAATCTCACCATCATTAAAGTACGGTATCATATCCTCACGTACTTCAAGCTTTATCCTCTCAATATCAGTCATGGTTATACCTCCAATTATCTATTCTGGTCAATCCAGTTTTTGATAATATCCTTTACTTCGCTCAACTTATGAGCACTGGAAGTATCAATATCCTTTGCCTTAACAAAATCAGTAACCTCTTCCTTTGTCCACTGAGATACAGGTTTCTCAATGAGGTCTGTTATCCAATCCTCATTTGAATCACCAGAAATATCAGCTAATCTTTCAGGCTCTTTTACTTCCTTTTCTGAAACCTCAGAAACTTCTTCAATCACGGGCTTTACAGATTTAATATCCTTACCATCAATAATATGGTAGCCTTTACTCTTGTAAATTGTATCGAAAGCACCAAGACTTACATATCTTATAGCTCTGCCATTACTTATCTTTACCATTTTATTTCTCCTTTATGAAATATACCCATAGAGAATATACCAAGCCGACTAGGCACATCCCCTATGGGTTAAGCCCGTCATTATTACGGGTTTGTATCAATTATACCAACATGGTCAGCCTGTTCCATTGAAGGCAGACAAATCATAGAAACAATTGTCTCTACGTTTACCGGGTCAACCTTCTTTGTAGTAACAACTGCTACACCAGTATCAGTAATAGCTACATTAGCTGCTGCTCCACTCATAAGGTCACTCTCAGCAGGTGTGGTACCAAACCATGTCTTACCAAGAGGTCCTGCAGGGAATACAACGAATGTATCAGCCGGCATAAACTTCTGTGTATTACCATCTTCATCAGCATAGCGCATCTCGTTTACATAAATTGTAAATCCGTCAAGCTGGTCCGAAATATGCTCACGAACCATCTGATTTGTAAGAGCACCAACGATAGGCTTGATAGCATAAATCTGATTCTTAATCTTCTGATTGTTACGGATATGTCTCCATACAGCGTTATCACACATTGCACGAGTAACAACTACACCAGTCCTCTGGTAAATATCTTCCTTGAGCTGCCTTATATCCTCAACAGGGTCAGAATTTGTTTCATCAGACCATTTTACCTTAGCATCAACCTTATTTGCATTAGGTATACCATAATCATATTCAAACTGCTGACCATTATTAGCCATAACGATAGCACCAGTAGTAAGAGCCATCATTCTCATCCTCTCACGAGAAGCTCTTGCACCACGAAGAAGTGACATCTCATCATCAAAAATTCTGGTCATTACAGTATTGATATAAGCCTGATTACCAGTCTCAAGTACCATATTGAGCTGCTGACGAAGCTCTTCATCAATGTACTTACTCTCTTTGAAGAAAGGCATCTCAGTTTCAAGCTTCTCAAAACCAATTCTCGGACGAGGAATAGCTGCTGCATCAAATGCACTTGTCTTGAGTACTACAGGGAGTCCACGAGCACCCTTTATCCAGCTAAGATTAAGTCCAAGCTTTTTATCAACGGGGAAAAGTTCCTCAGTAGGATAAGGAGCCTCATCCTGTCTAAGCTCTTCCCAATATGCTACTACTTCAGTAGCCATTACAAGGTCAAAAATACTCATTATTCATTACCTCCCTTTTATTAAACTGCCATGAATGTTAACAGCGGAGAAGCACCAGCAATAGCTGAAGCACCAGAAATAGCTGTCTTAACATCATCATCAACTCTATTAAGGTTAATAAAACCAAAGATAAGAGCCGTACCATTGGCAGCACCATCAGTTACATCAACATCATGAAGAAGAACTGCATTCATAGGAACTGCAGGGTTACCACCAGCAGCTGCCTTGGGAACCTCAACCGGTGTATTTATATCTTCAAGATTTATACTTATGGGAGTACCAGCCTTAGCAATCTTCTTTGTAAGACCATTGCCTGTTACCTCAACTCCCATTGTCTGTGGAACTATGCAACCAACAGATTCCTGAAACTCTACATTTGCCAGAATCTGTCTAACATTGTTGTAAGAGTACTTTCTTACACCATCTCTGTTTAACATCTTATGCCTCCTTTAGATTAACCCCAAAAATTACTCTTTGGGGTTCCTGTCTTTTTTGCTGCTGCGAGTTTAGCTGCAAGACTTTCTTTTCCACTTGTACCACCTGCAGTTGAACCCATTTTAGAAATACTGGTACCAGTTCCTTTCTGTCCAGTCTTTCCATTATTATTTGCCGAATCATCAGAATTAAACCAAATAGGATATTTAGTTTTGAGTTCCTTAAGTGCACTAGCTAAATCAGTGGTTTCATTAACCTTAGATATAGCTACAGTTATACAATCATCAACATAATCGGATTTTACACCTGCCTGTAATGCTTCAGCCTTAGCCTCAGCAATCATAGCTCTTCTTTCAGCATCCGCAACAGCTGCAGCCTGTTTAGAAGCTACCTCAGCAGCTTTCTGTTCCTCAGTTTTCTGTGCCTCAATGAAAGCCTTAAACATTGAGATTGTCTTGGTATCATTAGGGTCAATTCCAAGCTCTGCATAAGCAGCTGCCTTACCCTGTTTCTTTTCCTTTGACATCATAGCAGAAACCTGATGCTGTGTAAACATCTTCTCAGTCTTTCCCTGCTCACCACTATCATCATTAGCACCATCTGTGCCATTACCATTTGTATTATTATTCTGATTATCTTCAGCTCCAGCTGCATTCTGTGCACCCTGCTGGTTCTGTGAACCCTGTTCATTACCACTACCCTCAGCAAAAAACTGTAAGTTTAATTTCATTTTTATTTTTCTCCTTTATATTTGTTCCACGAAATCCCCGTGGTGGTTTATACTTTTTCCAAATTGTTGGTTTTGGTACCATTTGTATACTAACAACTATATTTTGATTTTATTTTAGAATACTAAATGATAAATTCTAAATACTTATATATCACCAATTAACAGAAAGTAAAATGTATGGTTAAAGACTCTCCGGTTAAAGTGTCGGTCACTGTCTTTCCCTCATACTCTTTCATCAAATTGGTTCTTAAATCCAAGAGGGCCTGAGCCATACTCTTGAATGAATTGTTTTCTGACTTACTTATACGTTTACCAGATAATTTCTTTTTTGAGAGTTTTTTAAACATTAGCAAATTTCTTACCTTAAGTTTACTACTCTCATCATTATCTATCTGAACGTAGTGACGTCTGCCACAAAATTGGCAATCAACATATGTTATAATTAACTTATTACCATTGCTTTCAACTTCAATTTGTTTTACATTACTAGTATCAATCTTAAAACTCTTATTACATTCCATGCATTGGAACTCTGTATTTAATCCTTTTCCTTTTTCCATATATCTACCTCACTATAACATTATATCATAAATAAAATATTATGTCAACTGTTATTATTAAATTTTATCGAAATTTTTCAATCTTTCTGTGCCCCTTAGTAGGCCTGCTGTCACCCTGCATCAACTCGGAAATCCAAATCCCCAAAAAAATCCAACATCCTATCGTACGCCTCCCACGAAAGCCTACCGTCCTCGATAGAATCTTCTATCAATCTATAATCTAATGCAGGTTCCAAAGAACACTGTCCATTAGGATGGTCAAGAGGAACACTTTCAGCAGTATAATGTTCTCCATTCCTATCAAGACATAACTCACAAGGATGTCCACCATCAGCATGCCAGATATATCCATTAACAAATGGATTATCTTTTGTAAGGGCTACCAACGTCTGTTGATAAGCATGTTGAATAGATGTTCTTGCTAATCTCTGAGCTTTATAATCTATCTTTCCATTATTTATCCGATACACACTAACTGTACCATCTGGGTTTGTTACCTTAATAACTCTCCAACCATTATTTGCATCGGGATTCAGATATTTTTGCAATTCTTTTGCAATATCATTCAAACTCTTATTCTGTGCTAAACCTTTAGCTATTATCGTATTCATATCTTTCAGATTGCCATTAGTTATATTCCATACCCTATCACTTATTTTTACATTATCACCATATAATCTACCAGTAAGAATATTCCTAATAGCTGTATCTGTTGATATTGAGAATTTTCTATTCAGACTTTCGGGAGTTAAACCAACGGTCTCAAGCCACCTTACGTTTACTCTCTGAACTGTTCTACCCATCCATTCAACATTTGTGTTAACTGATGAATTTATTTCAGTCGTTAATTGAATTGATGCGCTCCTAAGCTGATAATACATTTCAACCAATTGCCTTCTCTGCGACTCATTATAGGGAGTATTAGGTAATGACTTTTCCATTTCCCTAATCTCCCTTGCCCATTGATTATACAGCTTTCTTATTTCTCTTTCTTGAGATTTAGTAATAGTATTACGAGCAACTATTAAATCATCAAATTGCGGGTTATCAGGTTTTACTTCATCAGTTCCGTTACCCTTACAATCCCTATCACTCATTTTTATTACCCTCTAAAATCTTCTTTGCTGTAGCTTCATCAAATCCCATAGCCATAATAAGTAGTGTAGCCTGTGATTCCGATAATATACCAGATGAAAACTGATTCATAATATTTATCAAAGAAGCTACCTGAGCACCATTAAGAGCTTTCATTCCGCCATTCTGATTATTGGAATCAGCATTAGTTGTACTATTTCCCTTTTGTGTACCATCCTTATTCATAGAGTTATCACCAGCTCTACTAAAATCATTTTCATTCTCAAGGGAGTTAGATATAGTGTTATCTCCATTAAAACCATTATTAAAACCAGAAGTAAATGAATCCTCAAGTATCTGACGCTCATAAGCCATCTGAGTTATTTCCTCATTTACCTCTTCATCAGTGAGACCTCTCCACTTCTTCATATAGGCTTTCTTGGACATTACATTACTCTCAACCTCAGCTATATCCATAGTCTTTTCTTCCTGTTCATCTTCAGGTAATGGAGTATTAGCTAATACCTCAACCTCATATGGTACCATTACTATCTTTTCAGATATATAATCTTTTACACAATTGGGATATGCTATAGCTCCACCGATAATAATATCAGCAAGCTTCTGTAATGCAGGTCCCCATACTGACATCTTCTCAGTACATCTTACTATTAACGGCCAATATATAGCCTTCAATGCTTTACCAGTAGTAATTATACCAGCCAATGTATCATTTGTGATATTTGGAATATCAAGTAATTCATAACCACTGGTTTTCATTCTATCCAAAGTAGTCTTTAATGCTTCTGAATAATGCATAGCCGGCTCTAATAAACCAACCTCAGTTTTAGGATTTTCAAGATTTTGGTCTGAACCTAAATCCCATAATGCACCAGCAGCAGTTGATAAATTCTTTGTACTTGAATCTATCATATCCACAACATACTTTGTAGGGTTCATTGATTTTCTCAATGCATCATTATCAGCATTTGATAATTTAGTATACCATAACTCTGTGTCCATAAGAAGCTCTACTTCAGATTCTCCATAAAGCTCATTTGAAAGACCATCATTTATAACTACCACTGCAGGAATAAAATCTAATTTAAGTTCCTGCTTTTCAGTTACCGTTTCAATTAACTTAGCTGAACCATCATAGATATACTCCTCAATATATACCTTACCATCAATAATTTCAAAACGCTTTTTGAATATCCTTTTATCAGATAAACTTAAGCTATCCTTAATAACAGAGAAGCTAACAAATTTAGAAAGTACTCCATTTGAATTTGGTAACAACTCATATATGAACTGGGTTGATTTTAGGAATGTAATAGTTACACCGGTATCTTCATTGAAATTTACCACACATGCAACTCTCTTTCCTATAAAACAATCCCTTGCTGCTTTTAATAGAATATTTGAGAAGCTATTCTTTGAAAGAACAGTAGTAATCAAATCATTCATATTAGTAAGCATTTTCTTATTGTCAATAAGGTCTACACCAGTATCACCCTTTGGATTGATTACTATATCAGGCTGATTTGCAAATAAGAATCTTGCCTCCTTATTTATCAGACTGTAAGCCAGTTTATATTTCATTCTGGCTGGTACATAATCACCATTAGTTCCCTCTGGTATAAACTCCTTACCACGTTTATAAATCTTATAGTATTTACAAATCTCATTGAACTCCTGGCGAATCATATCAAAACCTTTATCAACCTCTTCTCTTAAAAGAGCATAGGGTATTTCCCTATAAACCTTGATTGATTCAGTATCTTCACCAATGAGTTCAATTTCTTTTTGTTCCTCATCTTTAACTACATACCGTTCTCTCATAAGTAAACTCCTATATTACTTCTTTCATCTTGGCTTCTGATTTAGGACCATATATACCGTCAACTGATAAACCATAAACTCTCTGCCATGCCTTAAGAGCAGCTTTAGAAGCTTTACCAAATATTCCGTCGACAACAAGTCCACAACCAAACTTATTGAGATTCTGCTGTAATAATTTAACATTATCCCCTTTACTACCATATTTAATAGTAGCTTTAGCTGCCTGCATCTTTACTATAACTGGTGTATTAGATGGAGCAGGTTTAACCGTTCCACCATTCAATCTTTTATTTACCTCAGCAGCTATACTACCATGTAAATTATAAAGATAATCACCAGGACAAGCCTTAGCTTTAAACCATCTGTGAACCGTCATATTCTGAATATTAACCTGTCCTATAAGCTTCTTATCAGC